ATAATGCCAACAATACGCAGAACGGGTTTATTGCGTTTGCCGATGCCGAGTCAGTAATTAGAGCAAGAGCGTATCTTTCATTTGAAATTAACGGTGGAACTCCGGCAGCCCGCATCGACAGCAGCGGGAACCTGCTGGTTGGGAAAACAGTAACAGGTGAAACTACAGTCGGATGGAACCTATCAGGAAATGGTGCGGGCAACTGTAAGATTGCGTCTGGACAATACTTTGTTTGGAATAGAGACACCGATGATATTATAGTCAACTTCCGTCGTTCAAATACATCTGTTGGATCAATCTCTGTTACAACTACAGCAACAGCTTATAATGAATCATCTGATATAAGGTTGAAACAAAACATTCAGCCAGCAAGCAGCGCGCTTGCCTCAATTCTTACGCTCCCAATCCGACAGTTTGATTGGAAGTTAGATGGTTCGCACATTGATTACGGCCTAGTTGCCCAAGAAACATATGAGTGCGCGCCTGAAATAGTGACGAAAGGCGAAATATGGCAAGTATATTACGGACGTATCACGCCGCGATTGATTAAGGCTTTCCAAGAACTCGCCGCAAAAGTCACCGCCCTAGAGGAACAACTCAATGGCTAATGTTTACGAATGGAAAATTAACCAGTTGGATTGTTATCCGCAGCAGGACGACAAGACTGATGTTGTCTTTGTGATCCATTGGGACCGGCTTGCGTCGGACGGCGAAGGGCATACCGCCCGTATCTACGGCTCACAGGCTGTCACCCTCGCGCCTGACGCGCCGTTCACGCCCTATGCTGATCTGACAGAAGCGCAGGTCATCGGCTGGCTTGAGGAAGCATTCGGCCCTGAAACGCTTGCGGCGCAGGTCGCGGCGCTCGACCAGCAGATCGCTAATCAGATCAATCCGCCTACGGTTTCGCCGCCTCTTCCGTGGAGTGCGCCGCCGGTTGTTGAGCCGCCGGCTCCCGACATGAGCGCGCCATCTAATTAACCAGCTTGGCGCGGGAGGTTCGTCTGTCCGGCCCGCGCCTGTCTCCACCGGGCAGACACTCACCTTGGAGAAGGTAAATGGAAAAGATCTCAATTGAATTGCCTATTCAGGCATGGGGCTACGTTCTTCAGTCTCTTGCAAAACGTCCCTACGAAGAATCCGCAGATTTAATTGCAGAGATTAAAAAGCAGGGTGACGCAGCGGCAGCGGCTTTATCGACGCCGGCCCAAGAAGTCCCCGAAGAGTAACCATATGACTTTATCAGCGCCGTGAGTTATAATCTCACGGCGTTTGATCTTATGAGGGAAGCATGGCTACCAGCGGGGAATATAGCCTTTATAAAATCACCAATAAACAAAATGGTGATTTTTATATTGGCTTGACCTCAAAAAATGTTGACAAAAGATTTAATGAGCATGTCCGTCATGCGCGCCGAAAGGTAAATAATGGTCATTTTTATAGGGCCATAAATAAATATGGTGCAGATAGTTTTGTTTTAGAAACATTATTCAACGAGCAGTCAAAAGAGGCGGCTATTGAATCCGAAATACTTTTAATACTGGATTTGTCGCCTGCTTATAATTCAACAATGGGTGGTGATGGGACTTCTGGTCATAAAGTAACTCCAGAAGGTCGGTTAAAGATGGGTCGAATCCATATTGGAAATAAATATAATTTAGGACGTAATTGGTCGGATGCCCAAAAAAATGAAATGAGTAAAAAGAAGAAAGGGTGCCTTGCTCCTCCACCCACCGAAAAAATGCAAGAAACTCGTGCGAAAAACATGAGAAAGTCTGCATTTTCAAATAGAAAATCGGTTATATGCATTAATGATGGAATCGAATATAATTCTATTTCTCATGCAGCCGATGCGTATAGGATTCATAAGTCAAGCATTTCAAAGGTTTGTAGAAAAGAAAGAAACTCAATATTTGGCCTAGTGTTCAAATTTAAGGATCTTCAAAATGAGCACTAGCAATACTTATAATTTTAATCCCTCTTTAGGTGAAGTCACCCTCTACGCCTATCAGTTGATAGGTCTGCGCCCGACCAGTCTCGTTCAAGAGCATTTTGACGCCGCCCGCATGGCGACGAACATGATGTTCACCCGATGGAGCAATCAGGGCGTCAATCTTTGGGAAGTTAAGTTCGTCACGATCCCGCTTGTTCAGGGCACGCCGTCTTACACTGTCCCGGCAAATGCCGTCGTTATGTTGGACGCCTTTGTAACGACCGGCACTGCGCCCAACGCAATTGACCGGATTATTCTTCCGATCAGCCGCACAGAATATATGTCTTACCCGAACAAAGCCCAGCAGGGCTTCCCGACGACGTTCTGGTTCGACCGCACTCTGACGCCGACCTTTACGCTTTGGCCTGTCCCGGATGGCTCGCAGGTCTCCCTGACGTATGCCTATGTCTCCCGCATTCAGGACGCCAATCTAAGCGGCGCGCAGGAAATGGACATGCCGCCGATATGGCTTGAGGCGATGGTCTATGGCTTGGCCTTCCGGCTTTCGCAGATCTGGGCGCCGGAGAAAGCGGCGATCATGAAGCCAATGGCGGATGAGTCTTACGATATTGCCGCGGCTCAGAATATCGAAACGGCCAATACTTATTTGTCACCGCAGTTGTCTGGCTATTTCCGATGAGACCGCATGGCCGCGCTACAGTAAGTTCGAGAAATCCTAACGCCTTCGGTATATGCGATAGGTGTGGGTTTCTTTACAACCACAACAGACTGACTTGGCAATTTGACTACGCCGGCGCCGGCTTGATCAACAAGCGCATTCTGGTTTGCGATACCTGCACAGATACCCCACAGCAGCAGCTGCGCGCGATTATCTTGCCGGCAGATCCGACGCCTATCCTCAACCCTCGCGTGCAGGATTATGTGTCGGCCTCGACCGACTATCGCACAACGCAGGGCAATACGGTAAACGCTCAGACCGGCATCCCGGTCATCGGCGGAGATACCCGCCAGACAAATCCGACGCAGCTGCCAATCTTCCAATATGGCTTCCTGATGCTTGAACTTCAGGTCGGCTTTATTGCGCAAGAAGGTGCAATGAGTTCTTTTGGTATTCTGCTTGAAGAAGCGTCTGGAAGACTTCCTCTTGCAACCTATCTGCGCGTTACGCAACAGACTGGCGAGCCGGAAAATGGGCTCAATCCTGCTCCCGGCACTGATTTCAATGCTCCGGGCAATGACGATCCGGGTCTACCGTATGAGAACGTCGTTGTCCCTGTAACCGGCGAGGATGATACATAATGGCCGTCGTTCAGATACCTAACTTACCTGTGGCGACAGCACTTACAGGCGCCGAAGAACTGGAAATTGTTCAGGCTGGCCAAAGCAAGCGCACAACGTCTCAGGCTATCGCCAATCTGGCGCCGGATATGACGTTTCCGGGCTATTGGGCTTCATATTATAGCACTGTGAGCCAGACCAATCCTGTTGGCGGCGCGGTCAATAAGGTGACGTTCAATAATTCGACTGGCAATTACGGCATATCTGTCGCGTCAAACACGCAAATCACCGTGTCGAACGCTGGCGTCTACAGCATCGATTTTACCGCGGAAGTCGACAAGAATGACGGCGGCGCCGATCAGGTCAATTTCTGGTTGATGAAAAATAACTCGAACCTGACGGCAACAAATCGTCGCGCGACGCTTTCTGCTGCAGGAGAAAAAACGCCTGTTTCGGTGAGTTATATACAGTCTCTGAACGCTGGCGATTACCTCGAAATCGCGTGGTCTTCAGCAGATATCGATCTGCTGCTTTATGCGGAAGCCGCTGCTGGTTCCCTGCCGGCTACGCCTTCAATCCTGATGAATATCCAGCTTGTAAGGGAACTGTAAAATGGATCACCAGACGATTTATAACGTCCTGATTGGCCTTATCAGCGCGATGCTTGGCTGGTGGCTAAACAACGTCTGGATGTCGATCAACGAACTTCGCCGTATAGACAAAGAACTGGCCGATAAGGTCGCGTCTATTGAGGTTCTCGTTGCTGGAGAGTATGTGACCAGAGACGAGTTTAACAACGTCATGAGCCAAGTATTTAGCAAGTTGGACAGGATCATGGACGCCGTTAGCAAGAAGGCCGACCGATGAATATGGATTATTTCTTTGACCGTATTCGTCGGGCCGTATTTGGCGGCAAGCTGACGCAAAAGCAGGTCGACGGCATCAACAAAATCATCGCATATCGCGATAGCAATTGGCCGAAGATGTCGGATGACGAACTGGCGTATCTGCTGGCGACGGTTACGCATGAAACGGCCTTCACCATGCAGCCCATTAAAGAAATGGGAAGTCCGGCTTATTTTGCTACGAAGCGCTATGCCCCTGACTGGATCGGCCGCGGATTGATTCAGATAACTTGGAAATACAACTACGTAAAATTCGGCATCCAAAACAATCCTGCAGCGGCTCTAACGTGGCCTGTGGCGCTTGATATTGCGTATCGCGGCATGATTTTTGGGATGTTCACGGGCAAGAAGCTGGCTGATTACATCAAGCCGGGCAAGACGCCTGACTATGTCGGCGCTCGCCGCATCATCAACGGAACGGATCGGGCGAAGCTGATTGCTGGCTATGCTCTTTCCTACCAAGACGCATTGAAACAATCAAAGCAGGGGCAAAAAGCATGAAAAATCTTTTCGTAAATTGGAAAACCACCGTCTCCGGCCTCATCCCGCTGGTGGCTTATGCCCTAAATTATGCCGGCCTCTGGCCCTCTGTGATCCCGCTGCCGCCGTTTGATCAGGTTTGGCCATTTGTCCTTGCCATCGTCGGCATTGGCGGCACGGCTAAAGATAGCAACGTCACCGGCGGGACGACTCACCAGTGATAGCCTATGTTATCGCCGGAATTATCGGCGCAGTCCTGTATTCTTTGGGCGCTTTGGCGCTCAAGATGATCAAGGAAGGCGGCGCGGCGGAAGAAAAGGCAAAAGAGGCGGGTAAAGCCGCCTCTATTTCTAAGGATCAGGCGGAAATAATCGCCCAGCCGAAGACGACCGATGAGACGATTGCTGATCTCGACAATAATCGCTTTTAGCGTTTCGGCATGCCAATCGACGAGCGGAGGCGGTTGTCCTCCGCTTATCAATTACAGCGCTGCGCAACAAAAACAGGCCGCTAATGAACTTCGCAAAATGCACAGCGAGGCTCAAGTCGCCAAGATGATCACAGACTACGGGAAGCTTAGGGCGGCCTGTCGGGTCGGAAGGTAGTAACCGCCCCGAAAAGTATGGTAATATACCGCTGAAATACGGGGTTTTCGATGACTACGGGCCTAAGCTACGACGGATCTATTTCTGGGACGACCAGCTATATCACCCAGATCTCCACAATGGCCGTTGTCGAGCCGACAAATAGTGATTTTCTGAACATTCTTCCTCAGATGATCACCTATGCCGAAAATCGGATCTATCGCGATCTCGACTTTGTCTTCACATCCGTATCAAACACCAGTTTCTCCCTTCCTGTAGGGACAAGATCAATAACCGTCCCTGCGGGGACGAATTTTGCCGCCGGCGCCCCATACGGCGGCGGCGTTCTTGTCGTTCCTGAGCAGATCAATTTGCTTACGCCGGCCGGATCCACAAACCCGGATAACGCCATTCGCGTCCCTTTGATGCCCGTCACAAAGGAATTTCTGGATGCGGTATTTGGCGCCTCTTCCAGCGTAAGCCAGCCAAAATATTTTGCCGTCTTCGACGACTATACCTTCCTTGTCGGCCCCTATTCTGACGCGACTTATACGGTCGAGATCGTCGGCACGTTCCGTCCGGTTAGCATGTCGTTGAGCAATAAGACGACGTTTATTAGCTTGTATTTGCCAGATCTCTTTATTATGGCGAGCATGATCTATATCGCCGCCTATCAGCGCAACTTCTCCAGCGCTGCTGGTAATGACCCGCAAATGCCCGTCACATATGAAACGCAGTATCAGACGCTTCTGCGCGGCGCTATGTCCGAAGAAAATCGCAAGAAGTTCGAAGCTGCAGGCTGGACATCACAGTCTGCTTCCGCCACAGCGACGCCGTCGAGAGGGTAATAAATGCCGCATTCGACGCTTAAACTCCTTCCCGGCGTTGATGAAAATAGGACAATCGCTCTTAACGAAGCGGCGATTTCTTACTCTCAACTTGTGCGATTTGTCCCTGACAAGCAGGGTCTAGGTCTGGTTCAGAAGCTGGGCGGCTGGACGCGGTATTTCTCGTCCAATGTCGGTTCAATTGTCCGCGCTCTTTGGGCATGGCAGGATACGAATAACGTCGACTATCTTGCGCTTGGAGCGCAGTCGCGTTCATCGTCGATAACGTCTGCGACGAGATCTGGGTCTACGGTCACAATCGTTTATAGCGGCTCAAATAGCTATGCTGTCGGCGATACGATTGTTACGACTGGTCTGAGCAATAGCGCGCTCAATGGAACATTTACTGTTACTACATCTTCTCCGGGGCAAATAACCTTTACGACCTCTAGTTCGGGCGTCATTGGAAATAGCGCCCCCGGAACGATTTACGCCGGCGATGGCCTTTCGGTCATTGAAGGCGCTTCTCGCGCAATTATCACGCCGCGGTCGCAGCTTTCCAATGTTGGCGTTCTTGCAGATACGCAGCTGGGTAGCCCGTTTGTAACCCTAACGGCTATTGGCTCAAACATTGATAGCTACGACACCGTGTATATTGAGACCCCGATTAGCGTCGGCGGCCTTGTTCTATTTGGGCTGTATGAATGTATCTTCGTCGATGGAACCGATAACTTTCAGGTTATCGCCAGAGATGTTAGCGGCAACGATATTCTCGCGACGTCTACGGTCACGAATGGCGGCGCCGTTCCTTATTATTCAGTCACGATCAATCAGTCTGTTGTTACGGTCACGCTTAACGACCACGGCTACGTCATTGGCGATACCTATACCGCTGTCGTATCGACGTCTCTTGGCGGTGTGACAATCTATGGCAATTACACCGTAACGGATCTTGTCTCGAATAATCAGTTCAAGATCAACGCGGCCAACGAAGCGACTTCAACTACTGCTGCTTTTATGAACAGCGGTAATGCCAGATATCTTTTCTACAAGCTGCCCGGCAACCTTCCGGCCGCTATTGGTTACGCCATCAACCCATATGGCGATGGCGGCTACGGCACAGGCGTTGTTCCTTCGACCTTGAACGAAGGCAATCCAATTCAATGCACAGATTGGACGCTGGACAATTGGGGTCAGGTTCTCGTTTCCTGTCCCGTCGGAGGCCCGATATTTACTTGGGATCCGACGACGGGCGCCGTTCAGTCGGGCATTATCTCTAATGGCCCTGAAGTCAACGATGGCATGTTTGTCGCCATGCCGCAGCGTCAGATTATCGCATGGGGGTCGACCTTCAACGGCATTCAGGATCAGCTTTTGATTCGCTGGTGCGACGTCAATGATTACGATCAATGGGCGGCATCAATCACCAATCAGGCCGGCTCTTATCGCCTGCCAAAAGGCTCCCGCATTGTCGGCTGCATTCAGGGGCCGCAGCAGGGTCTGGTTTGGACGGATCTTGGCATTTGGGCCATGCAATATGTCGGCCCTCCCTATGTCTATCAGTTCAACGAAATCGGCAATGGTTGCGGATTAATCTCCAGAAAAGCCGCAACTTCAATGAACGGCGTTGTTTATTGGATGGGCCAGAGCCAATTTTACCGCCTTTCTGGATCCGGCGTTGAAATGATTACATGCCCAATATGGGATGTTATCTTTCAGGAATTAGACGAATCTAATCTCGACAATATTCGCATTGCAGCGAACTCGCGATTTGGTGAAATTGCGTGGTATTTCCCTACCCTAAGCGGCAACGGCGAGCCGACAATGTATGTGAAATACAATGTTGCGCTTAACCAGTGGGACTTTGGCACCTTAACGCGCACGGCTTGGATAAATCAGTCAGTTCTTGGGCCGCCAATTGGCGCCGGCCCGATGATCCCGGCAGACGTCGAGAATTTCATCTATCAGCATGAAACGTCGACAGATGCCGATGGGCAAGCAATGGTTTCCAGCTTCCAAACTGGCTATTTCTCTATGGATGACGGCGAATACAAAGTATTCGTCGATCAGGTATGGCCTGACATGAAGTGGGGTTATTTCGGCGGAACACAGGACGCCGATTTACAGCTTACATTCTATGTCGCCGATTATCCGACTGATACGCCAATTGCGTATGGGCCGTTCAATATCAATTATCAGACGCAATATGTCACGCCGCGATTCCGTGGTAGGCTGATGTCGATAAAGATGCAAAGCAGCGACATCGGGTCGTTCTGGCGTATTGGCGCCACACGATATCGCATTCAAAGAGACGGTAAATTCTGATGGAAGACCATCATATCGCAAAAATTGCCGTTGAACGGCTGCAATATGACCCAGATACTGGTGAAATCCGCTGGTCTATTTCACGCCAAGGCATTTCTGCGGGCACCATCGCTGGGACGATAGATACAAATGGATATCGGAAAATAATGATGGAGCGTCGTTATTATGGCGCGCATCGTATCGCGTGGCTATTGCATCACAATAATTGGCCTGATGGCATCATCGATCATATTGATGGAGATCCATTAAATAATAGGATATCTAATTTACGAATATCCAATACATCATTGAATGCCGCAAATAAAAAAACTCCATCAACCAATACCTCTGGGTTAAAGGGTGTTTCGTTTGTAAAATCCACAGGTAAGTGGGGAGCCTATATAAAGATAAATGGAAAGAGTAAATCGCTCGGGACTAAATTTAGTAGCCCGTCTGATGCTCATAATGCATATGTGATTGCTGCTCGCCAATATTTTGGCGACCATGCTAGATTTTCATAGGAGGCTTCCATCGCTACTCTGGACGACATCCTCACAACACAAAAGAACGGCGTCGTCGCAATCAATGCGTTGACCGATAGCGTTAATATATTTCGCAAGCGCATCACGGGCCAATATCGTTCTCTGACGGTTTCTTCGCGAACGGAAATAGCGCGTGGGCCGGGCATATTGATTGCCTATACTGTGACTGTCGCCGGCGCCGCAGGCTGGATCTACGATTCTATTCTGCCGATCACGACGCTTTTGCAAGGTGGCGTTCCCGCTCCGGGCAGCGTAACAGTGAATTATCGGCCGGATTATTCTTTTGCTGTTGGCGACACAGTTATCGTTGCAAACACGATCTGCGATAACGGCGGCGCTCCTTTGGGATATAACGGCACATATGTCGTGACAGCTGCAACTGCTAATACTGTGACTTTCGCCAGCGCCCAGACTGGCAACCAGACGCAAGCTGGAACAGTGTTTAATCAGAAAGCCGCTAATCGCATTACGGCGACTGCGGCTTCTGTCGCCACTGTTCAAATAGGCGCTCCTTTTACGACTGGCCTTGTCGTCGAGCCGGGCGCCGGCCAATCGCTCAACGTCATCTACTCTTTGGATTAAGAACATGCCGCTCAAAATGGGAAAATCACAGAAAACGATCTCATCGAATATTTCTGAGATGATCCACGCTGGCCGTCCGCAGGATCAGGCCGTAGCGGCTGCTCTATCAACAGCTCGACGTTCGCGCGCAGAAGGCGGCGATCTTCCTGACGCGCCTGAGAAGGACAAAGCTCACGTTGGCCCAATCCATAGCAATGTGTCTGGCAGGACTGATCATTTACCTATCCACGTTCCTTCTGGCTGCTATGTTATTCCGGCTGATATTGTTTCCTCTCTTGGAGAGGGCAACACGATGGCTGGCTTCCGGGCGCTAAACAAAGTCTTTGGCCGGCAGGTCTATGGCGGCGGGGAAGCGACTGAAATCGTCGCGGCTGGCGGCGAATATATTGTCACGCCTGAATCTCTGCAGGATATATTTGGGGATATGGATCTCGCGCATAACGAGATGGACAAGTTTGTGAAGCTGGCGAGAGCGCAGCTGATCAATACACTGAAAGCGTTACCGGGGCCACGCAAGGATTAGGAAGGGACTTGCGATGAGTGAAGAGGTAAAAGTTAGGATAGGGACAAAAGATGATATCCACGCCGTAATGGAACTTGCCGTTCTGGCATGCCGCGAAAACGGGATATCTGTCCCCAACACAGAAAAGCTTTTGGCCGACGTTTGGGCTGGATTGACGCAGGACTTTGGCGTCATGGGCCTGATCGGCGAGCCGGGTCAGCAACTAGAAGGCTTGGTTTTGCTCAGAATCGGAACCTTGTGGTATAGTGATGATCCAATAATAGAAGAAAAATGCGTCTTTGTTCACCCGGAATTTCGCAGCGCCAAGGGAGGAAGGGCTCGTAAGCTTTGCGAATTTGGAAAAAAAGTTTCGGATGAACTTGGAATACCTCTTGTCATCGGCGTTGTCTCTAACACCCGAACGAGAAGTAAGGTAAAGATGTATGAGCGGCTCTTTGGTCAACCGGCCGGGGCGTATTTCCTCTACGGCGGCAAGACCGGCGAGTGGCATCAAGAGGCGGCAGAATAATGATCTGCACACCGACTGCGATTTGGAGCCTGTAAATGGGTAGCAAAACTTCAACCGCTCCTATTAATCCCTTCATGCCGCAGTCGGTGCAATCGACCCAGATTCCGCCGGAAGTTCGCGCCGCTTATCAAAAGGCGATAGGTCGCGCAGAGCAGGTCTCGCAGACGCCCTTCCAGCGCTATTCAGAAAGCCCGGAAGCTTTTGTCGCGCCCCTCACGGGAACGCAGCGGCTTGCTACCCAGAACATCATGCAGCAACAGCAGGCGGCGCAGCCTTTCTATGGCGCCGCAGCGGGCCTGACGGGACTGGCCGGCACGACGTCGGCGCCTGAGATCGTCGGCAAATATATTTCGCCTTACACCAGTTCGGTCGCTCTCCCTACGATGGCTCTTCTGGGCCAGCAGCAGGGCCAGCAGCGCGCCCAGCAGCAGGCGGAGGCCATCAAGGGCGGCGCCTTCGGCGGTGAGCGCGCCGGTCTTCAACGCCAGCTTCTTCGCGGCCAGCAGGATCTCGCTACCGGCAAGACGATGGGCGACATCATGCAGGCCGGCTATGCGCCGGCGATGCAGGCGGCCCAGACGGATCTCGCGCGCCAGCTTCAGGCCGGCGGCCAATTCGGCACGTTGGGCGCTGGCGCCCAGCAGGCTGGCCTGCAGGCGGCGCAGGCGCTTATGGGCGCTGGCACTGTCGAGCAGCAGACGCAGCAAGCCGGCCTTCAGGCGCTCTATAACCAGTTCCTGCAAGAGCGCGCATATCCGTTCCAGACGTCGCAGTTCTATACTGGCGCCGTCACTGGCGCCGGGCCACTTTTTGGATCGACCCAATACAATTGGCAGCAGCCGCAATATCAGCCCTTCTTCTCCGATCCGCGTCTCAAGCAGGGTCTGGGGCAGGCATATGCACGCGGCGGCGAGCCTGAGCGGGTAGGCCATCTGGATAGCGGCGAGGGCGTCTACAGCTACCGCCTTACGGATCCTCGCACAGGCCAGACTGGCCCTGCGCAGATTGGCCTTATGTCTGACGAAGTGCGGCCTGACGCTGTCGCTCGCGACCCGCAGACCGGCTATGACGTCGTCGATTATGACCGCGCGACTGAAAACGCCCGCATGGGCGGCGCAGTCATTGATATGGAGCCGGGCAAGGATTATTGGCGCGGCGGCTATTCTGCCGGCGGCTATGCCGATGGCGGCCTGACAAGCGGCGAAATGTCCGCCTTGGCCGAAGCGCACAGGAAGATGTATGGCGGCCTTGGCGGCGCTATGCCGGGCCTCTATGGGCAGGAAGCCGGCGCTATGCCCGGCGGCGGCGCGAAAGGCTATGTCCCGTCGACCGCTATCCAGCCGGGCCGTCTGATGACGCCTAGCTCTCCGCCTCCCGTGGCGCGGCCGCCTGAGCAGACTGGCTTAGGCCAGATCATGTCGACCGGCAAGGAACTTGTTGGTTACGGCAAAGATATCGGCGCGGCCAAAGACTGGCTGTCTGGCACGAAGGACAAGCCCGGCGCGCTTTCGAGCCTGAAGGGCCTTCTTGGATATGCCGATGGCGGCGCTCCTGAATACTTCCCTTCTGACGTCCTGAAGGCGCAGAAGCCGGCTGAACTTGAAAAGCCCAAAGACGATGACGACGCCTCTGGCGGCGGCTCCGGTCGCAGCAAGCTGTCTGAGATCGTCGGCATGGGCAAAGACATCGCGTCGATGGCTTCCAGCGCGGCAACTGCTATTCCGGCTGTCATGGCGATGTTCTCCGACCGTCGCCTGAAGCAGGGTCTGGGCTACGCCGATGGCGGAGTTAAGCCGGAGGAAGAGAGTGACGCCGACAAGACTTGGCGCCGCATGATCCATCGCGAATCCGGCGGTCATCAATTTGATAAAAGCGGTGAGACGCTAACATCGCCGAAGGGCGCCGCAGGCATTGCGCAGGTTATGCCCGGCACGGCTCCCGAAGCCGCCAAGCTTGCTGGCGTTGAATATGACCCGGTGAAATATCGTCGCGATCCTGATTACAACGAAGCGCTTGGCAAAGCCTATTACAATAAGCAGCTTTCCGACTTTGGCAGAACCGATCTCGCCGCAGCTGCGTATAATGCCGGCCCCGGCGCTGTCCGTCGTGCGCTTGCGCGTTCCGAAGCGACCGGCCGCGACTATCTGAACTACCTGCCGCAAGAGACGCAGAAATATGTTGCTGGCGTCATGGGCGGCGGCGACTTCGACCTGTCCAAGCTTCCGGCCGGCGCGCGGTCTTTCCGCGCTTCGTCTGAAGGCGTCGGCCCGGCGCGCGAAGTTCTAAGCCGCTCGTCTGTTGCGCCCAAAGACCGCAGCTTTACGGAAGAGATCTCCGAGCGTCCTGAGCGTCTGGTTATCCCGGCGCTGATGGGCCTTGGCGCTATGGCGTCATCCCCCAGCCGCTTCCTTGGCTCCGCTATCCTGCAAGGCGTTGGCGCTGGCGCCAAGGGCTATCTGGATATGGGCACGACGCTGGAAGAACAGGAGAAGCTGCGCGCCGAACAGGAACTGCTGCGCTCGCAGGGTATGCTTACCCGCGAAGAAGCGGAGAAGGTGCCGGCAGAGACGTTCCGCGTCCTGCAGGAAGCCCGCGATCTTGGCTTCAAGAACTTTGGCAGCGCCGAAAATCCGAACTGGTTCGTCCAGCTGTCGGATGGCAGCATGAAGCCGCTTTACGAATGGATGGAGAGCGGCGAGCCGCTCGCCGGCGGCAGCGCGGCCGCGGAACTTGCGCGCCAGATTCACCGCGGCTTGTCGACCACGGGCTCCGCTGTTACTCCCGCAGCGCGTCAAGCCCCCGGCCCGGCAGGGACGCCTGTAGGAGGCGGCCCCGCAGCCCCTGCAGGCGCTCCCGGCGCCGCAGACGTTCCGAAATTGCCGCCTGTAAAGACGACCGCAGTTCCTCCTGCGCCGGCTCCGGCGCCGAAGGCTGCGGCTATCCCCGGCGTTAATTTCGACGAAGGCTCCGCGAAGGCTGCTGCGGCAGAAACGCGCAATCTTCAGAGAAGCGCCGACCAGCCCGTCATCCGCACGGCGTCTCGCGAATATATCGAAGGCGCCAATCGTGACGCCATGTCCGCCAATCAGCAGAAGATCTTCTACAATGAGATGGCGGATATCGTAGCAAAGGCTTCAAGCGGCAAACTGCTCGCGGCTCCCGGCCCCGGTTATGAATTTACGTCTGACGTGATTGGCGCTCTAAATCGCGCTGTTCGCGCTATCCCCGGTCTCGACGCTGGCGAGAACTTCTTTGGCAACGCCAAAGAATATAATGACGTCATGACCAAATTGACCACGCTGCAGGCGCAGGCCGCAGCGAAGGGCGCCGATCAGAAAGCCGTCGGCGCGCTTATCGCCAACATGGAAGCGCTCCCCAATCTGTCTAAAGAGCCGGGGGCAGCCGCTCAAGTGGCGGCCTCAAACATGATTACCAATCAGAAGGCGATTGACCGCAAACGTCATGCTGATGAATGGGGCAAAATCAGCCGCGGTATTTATTCTGGCGCAATGTCAGACTTTGAGGGCAAAAACGACTCTGCGAAATATGCCGAAGAGCAGAATGCGATTAAGAGCATGCTGCTTGATAGAGGCGACAAAGAAAAGCGCGTTGCGCCCGGATCCGTCGTCTTTGAGATGATGAAACAGCGCAAGGTTAGCCCTGAACAGATCGACGAATACTTTGAGCAAAGGTATAATATCCCGAAAGAGCGGCACATGAGCCGTTACTTCTTGGGAGCCCGATAATGGCTAATCCTCTTCTCGACTATTCATTCGAAGAGACGGCAGAGGAAAAGCCCGCGCGCCGTGAGCCTGCAAGGCGAGAGCCTGAGCGTGCTCCGGCGTCGAGCAATCCGCTTTTCGATTACAAGTTTGAAGAATCGGGATATCCGAAAGACCAATACAAGACGATGGGCTATGGCGAAGTAGCCGGCCGTGCGCTCAAGGCTTTCCCGGAGAGCGCAGTCACGACTGCAAAGTCGATGATTGAGCCGTTTTATCCTGAGAATATCCCCCAGACGGCCGTCAATCTTGGGCAGCTTGGGTATGGCGCAGCGTCTAAAGCGCTTGGCGCTTTGGGCTATGAAGAAGAGCCAGCCAAGAAGGCAAGCGACGAAGCCGTCATCAATGCCGTGATCTCGCACTACAAAGACAAATACGGCTCGACCGAAGGCTTCAAAAAGGCTTTTGCTGAAGACCCTGTTGGCGTGCTTGCCGACATCGGCGGCGTGGCGACTGGCGCCGGCCGCTTGCCGGGCATGGCCGGAGCAGCTGGCCGCGCTGTTCAGTCTGCGACACTTGCGCCTTTCACCGCCCCGCTCAAAGCGGCGAAGACTGTCGCTGGCGTTGTGCCGGCGACGATTATGGGCGGCCTTCATACCGCTTCCGGTCTTTCTTCAGAGACCCTGCAGGCGGCTCGTCAATCCGGCCATACGCTCAATCCGGCTTTCTGGGAATCGGCTTCTGGCGCCGTAACGCCTGAGCAGGTCGTCAAGAACGTCCGCAATACGATCAACGACGTCGTCAAGGAAAGAAGCGAAAACTATCTTTCCGGCATGGCCGACATCAACGCCAGAAACGATATTCTGCCGTTCAATGCGGTAGAGAACGCGCTTCTTGACGCGCGCCGTCGTGCCTATTCTGGCCCGGAAGGCATTGAAGTCGACCCGAACGCTGCTGCAGCGATTTTGGAAGCGACTCAGAAGGTCAATGAGTTTAAGCGCGCTGCAGCCGAAAATCCCTACTATCAGACGATGGAAGGATTTGATGATCTGAAGAAGGCGCTTGATCGGATCGGCGACAAATACGTCGATCCGGCGTCAAAAGACATCATTTCGAACGCGAGAAATGCGGCCAAGCAGACTATTGCGTCGAAAGATCCGCGTTACGCAGACATCATGGACGAATACGCGAACGCCAGCAAAGACATTCGCGAATTTGAAAAAGAACTGATTGCGCGCAGTCAGGGACAGACGACAGGTCGCGATCTTCGTGCTTTGCTTCGCGCTCAGAAAAATCCATACAAGAAAGAACTTCTTGATGAGTTAGAGGCACGCAACCCTGATATTGGCGCCCATATCGCCGGGCAGGAACTGGCGCAGGCGCATTCGCCGCGGTTGACCCAGACGCTCGCCGGCGGCCTGATGGCCGGCGTTGGCGTCAAGGCGCTTCCGGCGCTGGCGATGACTGTTCCGTCAATCGCGGCCAAGACTGCATATGGCATGGGTCGTCTTGAACGGCCATTCAAGCTTCCGGGGCAGTGGCTTGAAAGCATGGCTCCTACTTCATTGCGTGAGCCAATGCCGTCTATGCCGGAACTATCTACTCCGGGCGCTGTCGCAGGACAGACGAAGCTTCAGCAGCCAATCGAAGGCAATGTTTCCTTTATGCCTGAAGAAGACCGCACGCAGCGAGCCAGCGGCGGCCGCGTCGGCATGACAGCGCAGAAGCTTCTTGCGCAGCTAATGCGTGCGCATAAGATATCTCAGGAAGAAACAAAGCCGCTTCTTGAACAGCCTGACGAAGCAGTCGCAAAGGCGCTTGCAGTCGCCAACGAAAACATTTGAGGTAATCGATGACCGCCAAGACAGGACTTTCTCAACCCGCGATTGGCGCTGCTGGCGGCGCCGGCGGCTGGGGCACGACGCTAAACAATAACTTTGGCATTTTGGACAATGCTCTTGGCGGCAACGTAAACCTGAATATGGCGGCTGGCGATACGACATTAAGCGCGTCGCAGGCCCAAAATGCGATGGTCGTCGTCACCGGCCTTACAGCGGCTAGGAATCTGGCGATTGGCACAGGCACTGTCGGAACTTGGGTAATCTATAACAACAGTTCCTATACCCTTAATGTTTATGCCGCTCTTTACTCTGGCGCTGTTGCGTCAATTCTTGCCGGTAAGACAGGTCTTGTGTTTAGCCCTGACGGATCGAACGTATATGAAGCGCCGAACAACTATGTTTTGCGCACCGGCGACACGATGACCGGCAGCTTGGCGCTTCCGTCAAATGGTCTGAACGTCGGATCCGGGCAGTTGCAAGTTTCAGGTGGCAGCGTCTTTTCGACTGGATCTTTTCAGGCAAACGCCAACGTCACGGCTCTTTCCGACGAGCGCGTCAAGGAAGATATTGAGACGATTGAAGGCGCGCTTGATAAGGTTCTCGCCATGCGCGGCGTGCGCTACCGCAGAACAGATATTGGCGAGACTCAGGTCGGCGTTATCTCTCAGGAAGTGCAGAAAGTCGTTCCTGAAGCTGTGATTGAAAGCGACGATGGCATGCTGCATGTCGCCTATGGCAATCTTGTCGGCGTTCTGATTAACGCCATCAAGGAACTTGAAGATCGTGTTCGTAAGCTAGAGGGCTAATATGCCGACATATCTTCCGGCCAGCGGTTCTATCAACATTAATGGCGGCGATTCGCGCGCTATCAATAACATCTTTGGGCCTGCTAACGGCGTTCCTGCAACAGGCAATAATCTTTTGGCCTATGTCGGCGTGCGTTGGTATAAAGCCGATGCATCGACGGGGACGTTCTCTGCGCCTGTGACCATGCCCGGCGACTTCTATGGCAAGGGGCCAATCAGTCCTGTGACGGGCGGCAGCTATAGCCTTTCGGCTCCTACTGGAGGTTCTTCTTCGGCTCCTTTCACCGTTCCCCTATATAGCATCATGACAATTACGCTTCGCGCTGGCGGCGGCGGCGGCGGTGGAGGGGACGGAAATAATAAATCAGGAACCAACGGAACTCCGGGGAACACAAGTTCTTTTGCAGGAGGCTCTTATGGTTCTCCTGCTTTTGGAGGGTCTGGAGGCGCTTATAACGGCGCACCTAGCGGCCCTGCGGCATCAGGCGCCGGATCTGACGGCAACCCGCCCGGAGGAACTGGCGGCCCTTCTGCGTTCACCGGATATAATGCCGGCCAGCCGGGCGGCGCTGGCGGCAGGTCTGTCTTGACCCTTTACAATCCTGTTCCCGGAAATCCGCCTCCTTATGGCCCTCCGGTTGGGTCGACTGTGACGGTTACGGCTGGCGGCGGCGGCCCCGGCGGCGCTGGCGCTGAAGGTATTTCGCCTTGGCCTTGGTTTCCGGGGTTCATTATTAACTCTCCCGGCGGCGGCGGTTCTGGCGGCAACGGAAGTGTCTTTATTCAGTGGTCTTGATTATCCGACCAAGTCTTCTTTGGCCGGATATAGCAAAGCGCGTAATGGTCTTTGCAATATGATCCCTGAGACGTTCTTTCTCCGCAATATCTGACGGGCTTATCTTCTTCAGATATTATGAATCGGCAGGTAAATAGGCCAAGACGCATGATCGAAATGCCTTTCTCGCGTTCTGGCAGCTTTGGCTTATACATATCAATCTTTCCCGGATATATAATTATTTTCTAATCGTGTAGCATTTGATATGAAGCGGGTCGATCTGCTCGCAGGTCGCAGGCTTGGCCTTCTTTCCGCTATTATAAAACCCGCCGCCTTCCCATTTGTCTGCGCTGCAGCCAATAAGCATGAGGGGCGCGGCTATAATCAATATTTTCTTCATACGCTCATCCTCTTCATGATCATGCCAAATACAGCAATCAGGCCGGCGGCAATAGAAAACCATACGATCATTTCGCCGACTTCTTCCTGAGACATCGGTTCTTTTTTCTTCGCCTTCGGCGCATCAATTTCCAAAGCCCGCTCAAGCGCCAGTTTCATGGCGAACCATTCTGCGACGCCATGCTTGAGCGCGTCATCATATTCTTCTTGAGCCGCTGTGACGGCTTTATCAGACAAATATTTCATACGCGCCTCCTACTTAAATGGCGCCCCTGTCACCCAGCCGACGAGGCTGTTTCTGACACCCTTCGTCACTGGCGTTACCCTATGCAGAGTATAACTTGGAAAAGCGACGAGCGTTCCCAAATCGCGCTTTACGTTTCTTGGCTTCTCTTCGCCTGACGTCAGGATCTGCAGGTCGCCGCCTTCGTAGTCTTCTGACTTCGACATTTGAACGACGATAGAAAGTTTGCGTATCTGGGCGCCAAAAGCCTTATCAATATGCGAATCATACTTGCCAGTTGGCGCGACATATTGCGTAAACTGAAGATTTTCTGACAGACCAAATAGGTCAAACCTGAAATATCTGTTGTTTAATTCATGGATATAGTAGGAGAGTTTTTGATAAAACCATTCCATGTGATCTGGCGACAAAAACGCGACGCCGCAGTCGCGAATCGATTTGTCTCCCGTAAAGCCATCCTTATCCGACAATATCGTGCCTAAATTTGGCGTATATTCCTTAGCAAGTTGCGTCACCTGCTCGCATTCTTCAGGCGTAAATGCGCCATCCCAATAGGCAAAATCTTCTACATGGTCGTGATAAAGACCCCACGAAGGATTGCGCTGCTGCGGCCTAATAATGCGTTCAGTCACGGTCGCCTTCCTGATTTTCTATATTTCTATAAACGGTAATTTCTTCCTTTGGATATATGGGCTCCCCTGCGCCCTTCCATTTATACATGCTGGCGTAGCAAGCATGTGGATATCCAAGGTCTGTCTCGAACTCCCAGCCTAGTTCTTCGAACTGCTTTTGCCGGCTGTGTGGCACATAGCAGAATACCTGATCAGCCATTTCCCGCCCCGAAAGATCTGCGCCCCGTCTTGAGGGACAGGGCGCAAATTATATCTTATTTTTCTGTTTTTGGAGATTGCGTCGGCATCTTCGCCTTGATGGGCGAGACGTTCGATACTTCTTCGTCTTCCATCTCGCCGATCTGCGTCAGAGCCTTTTCGACAGCCGAAATAGCCGCGCTGGGAATCGACTGCTTTGACGAGACAAGCGGGTAAGCTTCGGCGCCAGTCTCCATCGCCTCAATATGATCCATGCGCTTCAGGACGAGATAGATGGCGTTCTGCAGCCGACTATCGGCGTCCGTCCACTGGCCCGCATCGCGGCTGTGCGCGACACGCATTTCCCGAATGGCATTGGTGGAGATTGAACGCGCGCGATGATCCAGCGCGTCGGAAGACATGATAGAATGCTCGTTAATTGTTGCTGCCATGATGTTTGTCATCTTCGATGTTCCTTTCTGATTTCAATTTAGGCGTATCGCCAAATCCAAAATTTCGATTTCCGTTTCTTACGATGCGCTCCTTTCGCATGTCGATATAGACCAATAACGCTATAATTGACGCCACGCTTGCGATTGTGAGGAGAAACACAATCGTCGCGATTTCAATCATCCTACTTCCTCCCTGAACTGCTTCATGAAAGCAGCGTAGTTTATGGCGTCGTCATAGCTATCCGAATAGCAGGGATCCTCTGGGATGCGGCCGATCTTGGTCGCAAAGAGGAAAACGGCTACTTCGTATCTTGTCACCGGGCGAGCCAGAATAACTTCAGCAATACGGGCGATTCGCTCAAAGTTCAACTCCGGCGGCCCATATATTTTGCCGCGGCTATCCAGAAGTTCCTGCGCCTTCTGCAGCGTCTCTTTAGCTGTGTTGCTCATAGGCGTTCCTATTCGTCAGAACCTTCACCTTGCCGATGTATCTATAGTTCAGCGCAACATGGCCGCGGCTATAATAGTCAGCATTAGCGCGAGGATCTTTGTAGAACTCTTCAACAATAATAAACTCATTAGACGACAGCGCCTCCAGAAATGCTTCCAGACTTTTCGAGTCGTGCTCAACAGTCATCTGATGAACAAGATTGTTTGAGTAGCTTGGCATGTTCATCGTGATGAGAAAACGCATGTCTATTCCTTATAATTAAAGAGAAGAGACGACGTTGTCGGTCGACCAAGACAATACCATAGTTAATGATACCGTCGTCTCTTCAGCTTGTCGGGGACAGGCAAGACGCGCTCGCCCATCCCCTATCTCACAGATTAACCAAAATCATCGTCACCGCCTGCAGGAGCGGCGACCTTGGTCGATCCAGTCGACGGCGGGGAGGACGTCTCTTCTTGAGAGGAAGCAACCGACGAACCACGCGCCACATAAACAAGATCATCAGGACGCTTGACCCACGAGACGATCTTGAAGACGGGAACGTAGTTCGTCGACTTCTTCTGCCCTTCCCCAGAAGTCTTGGCGTTGACGCCATCAAGAGCGATCACAGGCAGCTTGCCCGCGTTCTCCTTGACGCCAGCCTCATACTCAACATGCAGCTTCTTCGCCGCATCAAGAAACGCGCCGGCGTTAGAAGCGATCTCGCGGATGTCTCCGCCGCATTCTTTCGCAAGCTTGATTACGAAACGCACGCCGGGCTTGTAATCGCCCTTCGGATCTGGAACCGGCTTGCGGTCATAGAAACGCGACATGCGGAAGTCCGGCGCCATACCAGCGGCAAACTTAATAAAGCCGACCTCGACGTTCTCGAAATCAAAAACGGCCTTAAAGTTATTCGTGATGTCGGTCGGGATGCTTTCGCCGTTCTCACGGTCAACGCGTGAAATACGTCCTGCACGAGCGTCGTATTTCACGATTGGCAGGAAGTCCCCGCCGCCACCAGCGCCGACATTGTCGAACATGCCATCAAAACCAGCCATTGTTTTAGCCTTTCACAAAATGCAACGATCTAGCCCGCTGCTTGCTCTTGCCCGCTATTGGGCGAAGCTTAACGCAGATCTGGATATATCTCCCGGATCTGCTGCGCGACTTCTTCTGGCGTCTCAGACACCATGAAGTAATCGTGATTTCCCATCATATACACTGACGTATATTTCAGATCGTCCTTGCGATAGAACGACGCAATATTCTTGCAGCGTATATGCGCTGGCGCTTGACTGTGATGCAGCGTCAGCGTGATAAAGCCGATATCGTGCATTTCATCTTGTGTCATATTTTCCAAACCTCATAAGCAGCCTGACGCATCGCCGGGTCATTGAAATAGAAGCTTTCGAGATCCGGCACAACAATCGACGCAAGTTCCTGCGGGTCTTCACTGATAGACAGAAAGCGCTGGATCGTCATGGCGATGTTCTCTAGCGCTCTCACATGCTCTTGCACGTTCTCAAGCCGATATGTCGCGCACTTCTTTGGCGTGACATATGTAAGCCGGGCGTCAACATCTCCGCCTTTAGCTGCAACATAAAGCGCGACTTGACGTGCATGAGTAATCTTGATTTGAGATGGAAGCGCATGTGTCGTTTTCAGATCGATTAGAATTTTGTGGTTTGCCCATTCAACGTCATAGAAACCGATGAGCGGGACGAGCAAGCCCTCGACTCTATATTCGATCTTTCCCTGCGTTGAAGTTGGTCTGCCATACGGTTTAAGTTCCGCGAGGCCCACCTTAACCATTTCACCAACAGCCGCACGCTCTTTTTCTCGACGCGGGTCGCTGGACATGGCCGTAAGGCGCCAGAACTCTTGGTCTGCATGCTTGATGCATTCTTCTGTGGTCGCATCTGTCGTTAACCCTAAAACGACGCCTGATTCTGTCGCGGTTCCACGGTGCGCTGCCGGGCCAACTTCGCCTTTACGCTTCAGTATCTTATCGATAACAAAAGCAGCCGGGCTGGCGGCGTAGGTATTTATGGATGACGGGGATAAATGCGCGATCCCGTGGCGCTCAAAACAGTTCGTCAATGTAGCCTCAATGTCGATTCGATGGCCGACCGTAGCGGAGCCGAAAACAGCCGTCAAGCCTCCCGGATATCCACATTGACAAAAAATGCGACTCGCGCTTACGGTCTAATTCTCAGTCGGCCCGCGCCTCCCGGTCGATGGCTCCTTTGCCGTAAGAAGCGGGTCGGCTGAGACTTATTGATATGGAGATAGATATGGATAACAAAGGAAAAATGTCAGCCGAAAGGCTTTTGCAAAAACTTTTAGAACGCAAGCAAACTGAGGCCGCTTTTGATAAAAAGATAAACATTGATAGGAAAAGAAACACGCAAATCAATAAAATAAGGTCTGCTGGCTTATATTGGCATCTATGCCATTATGAACTTTTATTCAAAAAGCTATTTGCCGGAATGACGATAAAAGAAGCCGCGGATGAGGCGGGAGTATCTGCGTCAATGATACATAGCCGACTACGTTCTGTTCACAGATTAGTTGTCTATTATGTCAGATATTATTATCCAGAAAACGCCGATAAGATTTTTAGTTTAATGGAAGGGAATTGATATGGCGCAGAACACTTCGCACGCTGTCATGGCGCAGCGCAAAGAACCATTAGATAGTTTGGATGACTTCCCGACGCCGCCGTGGGCGACACGCGCGTTGATAGAAGAAGTTTTTTCAAATTACTGGAAGGACAAATTTCGCCAGCAAACTTGCCTTGAGCCAGCATGTAATCGCGGATATATGTCTAAAGTTCTTTTAGAATATTTTCTTCAAGTATCATCTTCTGATGTGAATGATTATGGATGCGGATATGGCGTCTCTAACTTCTTAGATGAAACTATACTTTTCCCTACGCATGATTGGATAATAACAAACCCACCGTTTAAGAAAGCAGAAGAATTTATTTGTCGGGCGCTAGAGACAAGTCGTTTTGGTGTTGCGATGCTTACAAGAACTTCTTTTCTTGAAGGCGTCGGACGCTTCAATCGCTTGTTTAATGAAAACGCACCAACATTTGTCGCTCAATTCTCAGAGCGCGTTCCTATGGTCAAAGGTCGATATGACCCCAAGGCAAGCACGGCAACCAGCTATTGCTGGCTTGTATGGATGCACGATAGAATAGGCGAGGGCACAGAAATGCTATGGATCCCCCCATGCCGCAAGAGACTAGAGAAAGAAACAGACTATGAGTAACGCCATTTGCTTTATGGGCGTCGATCCCGGCATATCGGGAGCAATTGCTTTCTATTACCCGGAACATCCCGACAACGTCGCGGTCTATGACATGCCGTCCATCGGTAAGGAAGTGAACTGCGCAGAATTGACGGCGCTCATAAGGCAATATCGTCCAGACTATGCAGTGGTCGAATCTGTTCATGCTATGCCGAAGCAAGGCGTCAGCAGCAGCTTTAACTTTGGCATGTCATACGGCATGGCGCGTGGCGTTATTGCAGCATGTGGCGTTCCGCAGCAGCTGGTGGCGCCAACGAAGTGGAAGAAGTTCTTCGCCCTCACTGCCGACAAGGATACGTCTCGCCGGCTGGCGATACTGACTTGGCCCAGCAGCGAGCACTTTAACAGAAAGAAAGATGACGGCCGGGCGGAAGCGGCATTGTTAGCTGTCTATGGGGCAAAAACGCAGGGGTAAATTATGGAGCCTAAAATTAGAATTATCTCTCTTGGCGCCGGCGTTCAGTCGTCCACTATGGCTTTAATGGCTGCGGAAGGTCTTATTGGGCCGATGCCGGATTGCGCTATTTTTGCCGATACAGGCGCAGAACCGAAAGCTGTCTATGAGCATCTTGCTTATTTAGCAGATCGTCTGCCATTTCCGATTCATATGGTAAGTCAAGGCGACTTGCGCGCCGAAGTAATGGGTGAAGCAGAACATACGAAATATGCTTCTATCCCCTTCTTTATTAGAAAGACAAATGGCGAGCAGGCTATGGCCCGACGCCAATGCACTTATCAATATAAGCTGCGCCCAATAGCCAGAAAGATACGCGACTTGCTTGGATATCGTCCGCGACAGCGCATTCCCGCCGGATCCGCAGAAGTATGGGTAGGTATTTCGACAGACGAAATACAGCGCATGAAAGACGCAAGAGATTTATGGCAGAAGAACCGTTGGCCGTTGATTGAGCAAAATATGAGCCGAACCAACTGTCTTGAATGGATTGCAAAGAAAGATTTCGCGACGCCTCCAAAAAGCGCCTGCACTTTCTGCCCATATCGCGATAATGCAGGATGGCGGCATATGCGCGACACAGACCCAGAATCATGGCAGGATGCAATTAGAGCAGACAAAGCAATACGAACAGTAAGTGCGCACAGCAAGTTTGTCGGCACGCCTTATCTGCACAGATCTCTTGTTCCTCTGGACGAAGTTAATTTAGAAGAAAAAAGCAAAAATCAGTTAGACTTTGGCTTCCAGCAGGAATGCGACGGAATGTGCGGCGTATAAAAATGAGAGGAATCTATGCCAACTAGATTAGACGATGAAGACGCAATTGCGAAAGCATTCTGGCGCTTCCATCAAGAAAACCCTGAAGTATTCGATGAACTTGTTCGGCTCGCAAAGCAATTGCTTCGCGTCGGGCGCAATCGTTATGGCATAAAGGCTTTATTCGAAATTGTGCGCTTTCACCGCGCTATGCAGACGACAGATCCGTGTTTTAAGTTAAACAATAACTACCATGCCTTATACGCCAGACTTATCATGAATACTGTCCCTGAACTGGGCGGGTTTTTCGAACTTCGGGAGAGACTGGCGCGCAAGCGTTATGATAGGAAGCAAGAAGAATACGAATCTTGGTTCAGATAAAAAAGAAGCCCCGCGCGAACGGGGCTTAGTCAAAGATAGGAAACGCACAATGAAGAAACCATTGAGCAAGATATTTGTATCATTGGTCTCATTATAAATCAAATCGAAATAGGAATATAAAATGCTGCCCGACTTTGATGAAGAATTTGCAAGCCTGTCCGACTACGCATCAATGTATCGCTTGCTTGGATTGCAGGTCGTTCCTGCCGTCTATCCCGGCCGTAATGCCTTAAACTGGAAGCGCCCGGCGCTCCCGAACTGGCGCGAATATCAGAACGAACTTGTCGATGAGGCGACATTCGAGAAGTTCTTTCATGGCGTCAATCTCAATAAAACAAACATCGGAATCCTGACGGGCAATTGCTCGACGCGCGTCTTCGTCGTCGATCTTGATCTGCACAAGGGCGGCGATTGCGCCGTCTGGTGGAGTTGCTGTCTCGACATGCAAGACAGCGCCGGAGAACTTGATACGCCGACGCAGATCACGGGCGGGGGCGGTCTGCAGCTGCTCTTCCGGGCGCCAGAGAACTGGAATCCGCCGACGATCAAAACCAACATCGGCGTCGATATCCGCGGCATTGGCGGCTTTGCCGTCATCGCGCCGTCGATGCACGAAAGCGGCAAGCGCTACCGCTGGGAAGAAGGCAAGGAGCCGTGGTCAATCGAAATCGCAGACGCGCCGCAATGGCTGTGCGAGCAGATCGATCTCCTTGCGCAGGAGCATGGCGGTCATGCGCCCAGCGCCGGCGGCGTCAAAACCGCAAGCCCGGATCATATGTCTGATGGCTATGGGCATCTGATCGACGGTCGCGAAGACTACATGGCGAAAATGATATGGGCGCGCGTCGTCGACCTGTATCGCGATGCGCCGTTTATCAGTGATGAAGTTGGAAACAAGGAGCGGGACGCGCTTTTCATCACCTATGTATCAAAGGTCGATACGCGCCTTCCGCCGTCATCCCTATCCAAAGAAGATGCGCTTGAGCGCGAGGGGCGCGGCCGCACAGCCTTCAACCACAAATGGTCGGCCGCCATCCGGCAATGGGATGACAAGGTAAGTGAGCACGCGAAAGAGCCGAAGCGCGAGAGGAAAGTTCCATATCAGTCTTTCGAGGAACAGATCCGCGCTGAAATGGAGAAGAATGTTCTGCCAGACGAGGAAGAAGAGCCTCGACCAGCGGAAGAACCTTCCGCAGAAGAGCCCAAAGAAGAAGAAAAGAAGCAGCCGGAAGATGATTTTTCGGAAGTAAAAGGTCTGCTGGAGATCCTAGATCTCAAGGCGATCATGGCGCTGCCGGATCCGACATGGCTCATCGACGATCTTTTCATCGAAGACGCGACGGCCTTCCTGTATGGGCCGCCCGGCTGCGGAAAGTCGTTTATCGCGCTCGACATGGCCTTTGCGCTTGCCTGCCCGTCAATCACGCATTGGTGGGGCAGGAAGGTCAATCGGCATGGCCCGGTGATCTATATCTCCAGCGAGGGCACAGCCAGTCTGAAGTTCAGATTAATGGCCCTAGAGGACAAATACGGCATCCCGCACGGCGAGGCGCCCTTCTACCTGATTCGCCGCAACCTGAACTTCCTCGACCCCAAAGACATCATCAACGTCATCAAGGCGGTCAAATATGAGGTGGTCAACAAGCTTGGCGTAAACCCGGTGGCAATCTTCATCGACACGGTCTCAAGGGCCATACCCGGCGCCGACGAGAACCTGCAGAAGGATATGACCGTCTTCATCAACGCCATCGGCATCCTGAAGCAGACGTTCAATTGCATGGCGACCGGCGTCCACCACCAGAACAAGGACGGCGGCACGCAAATGCGCGGCTCGACGACCCTCGCCGGCGCCGGCGACGCCAATATTCAGGTCGAGAGAGAGAACGGCGTCATGATCGGCCAGATCCATGCCCGCAAGATCAAGGATTCAATCGACGGTTGGTCTGAGGACTTCGAACTGAAAAAGGTCGTCGTAGGCTTCGCAGGATCGTCCCTGATCGTCGATAAGCCGGTCGTAGCTACTAACACAGTCGGAACGCCCGTAGGCGCATCAGCGGCCGATTTTGGCGGCCAGCAGGAAACCGGCTTTACGACCATCGGCAGGAAGCTTCCTGATGCCGTTTGGAAGGCGATATTCGATGAGGTCGACCAAGCCAAACAGGAAGGTATTCCTTGGAGCGAGTTCAAGCAGTCAGGAAGCAGATACGCCGGAACGAGGATTATGGAGATTATTTATTCTCACGGGATCGACACAATGAACGAATCGGACGCTGATGCGATTGTTCGAAAGCTGACCGGAAAACTTTACCTCGTCACCGTCGAATACATGCACAACAAGATGCTCAAGAAGGGTCTGGAAGTTAGAAACAGACCGTCTTTTAACGTGTGATTTTGGAGATCCGAAATGAACGTATACGCGGGGGTTAAGTCATTGTTTTTATTTGTGCGCGGGGGTCTGCGGGGGTCTGCGTTTTTATTTGCGGGGGTTAAGTCATTGATTCTACAGGGTCGCGGGGGTCTGAGGTTTCCCCCCGCCCCCTACGGGGGCTCCCCCCTTCCTGCTCGCTTCGCCCTGCGCTTGCGCTCCGGGCTCGCTGCGCGGCGCTTGACAGACGCCGCCGGCGTGCGTTAGCCTCGACGGCGTTGATATTGAGATTAGGTTATGACTGGTAATCGTAAGGATGGCGTTATCGCCAGAACTCGTCAGTGGGTGCTAATCGAACGACCGGGCGAAGGCGAGAACGGCTGGATGAACATTTGGCTGTCGGCGCGTAGTTCGGATGTTCTTAGGAAAGACTTCCTGATCAGTTTTAATGTCAGGACGGGCAGTTTCAGCGACTGCCCGGCGTGGAAGAAGCTGAACACCGGATATCCCGATATGGCGGATTGGGCCATAGAGGCCGTTCGGAAGAGATATCGATTGAGAGGAGATTGAGATGATCAAGGCAAAAGGGCCGTTCCCTTCGAATAAGCATCCCAGCAAGCGCACCGGCGATTCGATTGGATCGGCCAGTCTGGACGCCCCGCCGCCAAAGCTGCGGTCGCTACACAGCATCCGTTACGATGCGCGGCTCAAGGATGAATTATACGGCGACGCAGCCAAGGCGGCGAAGGCCAAGGTGTCGCTCCCGAAGTTCTCATGGGACAAGGGAGGCGAGTAATGGCGAAGAGACCGTCAAGACCGCCGCCGCCGTCCGATAGGGGCGCCGCGGTATCGCATTACAAGCCCATCCCGTGGATGGCGACGCCCGGCATGTATATCGCCGGCAGAGCGGCGCTGGATGAGGCCGACGCGCTGGAAGTCGAACTGGAATTGAAATGGGGGCGAGACAGGCTGCGGCTATTGGTGTCGACAGAACTGCGGGAGAAGTTCGACCGGCAGCGGTTCCTGACGAGCCAAGCCCGTTGGAAGGGAGACCTTGAAGATGTTAAGCGAGAATCACAGCGTATGGTCAAAGCTTGGAAAGCGCTCGACAAAGCGGCGGAAGAAAGCGGCGCGGAAATACTCGACCCGGCGATATGGGAGGTATGCCTTGATGATGGGACGGTCGCTACGATTGTCAAAGAGCCTCATATGGCGAATCGCATCCTTGCGGAAGGTCGTCGCATTAACGTCTACACGCTAGAAGAAATTGCCATGCTGCTGTCGCACTATAAGGATGTGCTCGCAGTGAAGCTTGCATTCCCCGGCGCCGAAGTCACGCAAACAAAAACGCGCGTGACGGATCCGTTGCAATCTCCTCTTGGATCTACTCAAGAAGAGGGTATATTTGATCCCGGCTTACCGATTGACGGCGTAGAAGGATGGGAGAAAAATGGTGACGCAATCCCATTCTGATCTTCAATCATTGGTCAATAGCACAATCGAAATTGATGTTGCGATCAATCGCGCAAAGCGTCTTCTTGTCGATGCTGAATGGCAGGAAGATGAAGAAACGATCAAGTCATTGCGTAATGAGATCGACCGCCTAGAAAGACAAAAGGCGCTTGGCCAAACGCATGACGTTCTTTGGTGAATGCGAATTGCAGCGGCCTCTTGCGAGGCACACTGAGTGCTTCGCAAGCAGGCGCCCGCTCCTGCAATCTATGTATTAGCGGGTAGATATGAAACAAAAACGGAGAACGGAATCGAGAGCACACAAGCTGACATCGTGTAACAAAAGGCCCAAGGACGCCATGCCTTGGGCCGTTTGTTTTATATTGTTTCTACAATTGCAAAAGCCTTAACAATTAAGGCGTCTTTTTTGCAATCTTCTTCATCGCGTCCGTTTTCTATCCATATGTTCATTCTAGCGCGGGCGTATTCTACAGCGTCTTTTTTTGTCCGAAAAATTGCAGGGGAATAGAGAAACAAAATTCTTCCAGAATCTGTTACTGAGTCTGATCCAAGGAATCTTCCTTTTCGATCTACAACAGTCCATCCTATCTTCTCTGATGTTGCCATCTCTACTCTCCTTGTCTGGCTTCTTGTATTACTTCCATCTCGACTGCTTGAACCAGCCAATCAATTGACAGCTGTTTATTATCAAGGGCAGCAAGAATAAGAACAACAGAGCGAGGTATGCCATTAACGCCTCGTAGCCAAGAATTAACCTGACGCGGTGTGACTCCTGCAATGGTCGCGACATCTGTGTTCGTTATCCCTAGTTTATCAAGAACGATGCGAAGCTGATTTGGCGTCACGGTATTCGACTCCTTTAGAGACAAGAGAATTGATCACATGCTGCTCGCTCCAAAGCGTGCTGGCGTTCATGAAGTCGCGCCCTGTGAAGACGCAGAACAGGCGCCAGAGAACAGGGTTCACTTCGTAGCACGGCTCGTTAGAAGCAAGGATGTAGGGATGGCCTTCGACATTGTGGTCATAGATATCAAGCGACATAGTTCACCTCATAAACATCAAGACAGCGAAGAACACGGTCAATCCAAAGATCACGATGGATCCAAGGAACGACACGAGCGACACAAGAAAACGCATGAACGTCATTACGCCTCCAAAAAGAAAAGGGCCGCTTGCGCGGCCCCTCTTGTTATTAGGCCGCGACACGAACCGCAGCCTTTACGCGGATGGTGGCGACCGGCGTCTCTTTGGTCACGAGCGCCAGATCTTCCTTGGACAACAGTTCGCGAACAAGCGTCGTGTCGATGCTGGCGCGAACCGTGGTGTTCACCGAAACCAGAAAGCGGTCGCCGTTGATCTGGTCAACGCCAGCCGCCAGAATCTGCTCACGCAGGTCGTCAACGCGCTTCTTGGCAGCGTCGGCTTCCGCCTTGGCGTAAGCATAGAGATCGGCGAGGGAAGCGAGGTCGGTCATATCAGTCTCCATCGGTTATCAATTTCAATAAAGATAAGGTATCGGAACTTTCTTCCTCAGTCAAGCGCTTTGGAAGAAAATTCCGAAAATATTTTCAGAGGTCGTTTTATGGTTACTTTTTGGTAGAGGTCTTGCGGATCTTCTTGGCGACAGCCTCAATGACCGTCGACGCCGTCGTCTTCGTCTCCTTGGCGGCAGCTGGCGCCTTGGGCTTCGCAGTATAGTCCAGAACCATAAAACTGACGATGACGCCATCGTCCCGCGTCTCTGCCTGCTTGGCTTCCAGTTCGGCCTGCGTCAGGTCATGCTCAATGAGGCGAATCACATCGCCGTCGCTCATATGGGTTTCAATCACTCGCATCGCTTCCTCCTAAAAAGAGACCCGCCGAAGCGGGTCTGGAAAGTTTACCATCGATGCTGGTATTTATCCATGATGCGGTCGACGTCGAACATGAAGTCCTTATACTCGACGTCTGTCATGCGCTGCTGCAGAAGCTTCAAAGCCTCGTCCAGCATCTTCGTCGCCTCTTGGTTGTCGGGATGCGTCCCGGCCAAGATCAGAGCCGTATGCTGTATGGCGCTCGTCGTATAAGCTTCCAGTTCAAACGCGAAGTCTTTCATGCGCGACATGTCAATCTCCATATAGTCTCATCAGTGCCGGCATAACCGACAGACGGGCCGAAGCCCGTTTCGACTTCAAGGCAGATAGACGTTCTGGCCCTTGATCGTGCAGCCGGGGAAGTATGCCTTCACCTCCTGCAAGTGGAAGCTGTATGCGCCTAAGTTCTCACCGTCGAACGCATAGATGTTCCAGATTTTGGTCTTCGAATTTTTGCGAACCTTGATCATATCAATCTCCATCGGATCTCATCAGTGCCCGCGTTACGGACAGACGGGGCCGTAGCCCCGTTTCGATCTATGCCTGTCGTGCTTTCGCACGAACTTGTTGAGGATAGCGGCTAGGATCTTGCAGAACAGAATTTCTGGTTGCTTCTATTTCATCCAGAACCCAGCCCATCGCCGAATCACAGTTAAAAACTTCATGGATGACGACGCGAGGAGAGCCGACATTCCAACCTTGCGCCATAGCCTTGTGGAAAAACGTGCTTGCTTCGACTTCATTGTCAAAGTGGAAGATCTCTTCCTGATACATCGGGCTGATGGTTTCGTATCTAACTTTCACTGAGTAGATGGTCATATCGATCTCCGTAAGATTAGATGGGGCCGAAGCCCCATCCGTTAGGAATAAACCTTCACGATCTCGAAATCCTTGACAATTTTCTTGTCGTTCTGATCTCCAAGTTCATGAAGATATCCATAATCATCAAGAACCCAACTTTCTATGTCGGTTGTATCAAACACAGATACTTTGTATTCGACGCCCTTCTTGATTTTGAAGATATGCTTGAAGTCGCGCTTAAACTGTTGCACAGCTTTCGTCGCCGCCTCCAGCTGCGTTTCTGCGCAATACCAAGAGCAGACGCCGCCAGCATGAACAAACCCGGTGTATTTTTTCATATCGATCTCCATACTTAACACAATCATTATAGCGGAAGTTTCTTCCGATGTCAAGTCGGGGGCTTTCGCCCCCTCTTGCTAGAAGTTGTAATCGTAGAAGTAATACGGCCCTTTTTTCTCTTCTTCGAAACGGACGCCTTTGTGCTTCCACTCGCCATACTTGTTTAAGCGGATCTTTTGCGTGCGCGACTCGACGCCATCATAGAGCCAAGTCTGCTCAGACTGATTGATGCAATGGCCGCAGAAGCCGCCGACAAGCATCTTTGGCGTCCAGTCAGGATCCGACTTTGTCGCCACGCGCGCCAGCGTCGCTGTCTTGCCGCTGGGGCTCATATCAATGAGCACCCACGGGTAGCATTGCGAATAGCCAAATTCAGTGAAGTAGCGAGCGGTGGGAGCATTTTTCACGTTAGACATATCAATCTCCATTACTTGTCTTTGCGAAGGACGAAGGTGTATTTGCCGTCAGACCATTGCTTCTGGCTGGCGACGACATATCCGCGAGCGCGGTATTCAGCGACAATCTTGTTGCAGTAGCCGACCGTGCCAGAAACGATCTTTTCGAAGTAGGGCTGCTCGTTCATTTCAATATCCATCAACATCGGTTACGATGAAATTCTTATACCGGAAGTTTCTTCCGCCTGTCAAGCGGATATTTCATAGGGAAGGGGATTGACAGTGAACGACGAGTTAAGAGACATTGTCGCCGCTGCGGTATGCAGATTCAATGTTGAGATTGATAGAAATGAAATGGCAGCTTCAATCTCCGACAGGAAGTGCGACGCAACTTGCGACTATTGCCGCTTGCAAGCGGAATACATCGTCACACAGATAGAGGAGCAGAAAAATGGCAAAAAACAATCACTTGGAAACTATTGTCCAGCGCATAGAGAAGCTTGAAGAAGAGAAAGCCGCCCTCGCTGAAGATATCAAAAGCGTATATTCTGAAGCAAAATCAGATGGTTACGACACCAAGATCTTGAAGCAGATCATCGCCATGCGTAAAAAGGACGCCGCCAAGGTCGCCGAAGAGAAGGCGCTCCTTGCGACCTACATGGAAGCGCTGGGAATGCTCGCAGACCTGCCGCTTGGAAAAGCCGCCCTGAAAGCGTCAGGGGCCACTGCCGACGAAGAGTTCTAATACCTACATATCGTGGTCGGGATGTGATACCATGTCCCGACCATAGGAGATTGACATGAGTGAAGAAAAGCCCGCGAAGCGGCCTGTTGGGCGCCCGACAAAATATAAGCCGGAATATTGTGAGCAAATAATCCAGCTGGGCAAAGAGGGCAAAAGCATCGCGCAAATGGCTTCGTTCTTCGATGTCGATAAAGCGTCGATCTTCCGGTGGGCGGAAGAATATGACGATTTTCGCACTGCTCTCGCACGCGCCCGCGTTCATTCGCAGAATTGGTGGGAAGATAAAGCGCAGCAAAACCTTGCTTCGCGCGACTTTAACGCGCAGCTGTGGCTGAAAAGCGTGGCGTCGCGCTTCCGCGACGATTACACCGAACGCACGCAGACTGAGATCACCGGCAAGGATGGGGGCGCCGTCAAGGTCGAGACGAAGACGATTGATTCGCGCGCCCTGACGCCTGAGCAACGCCAAGCGTTACGCAGCGTCCTGATGGCCGCCAAAGAAAGCGCGCAATGATCGAAATCCATGATCCAGACAATGAGATACCTGAAGAGCAAAAAGCCCGTGTAGCCGAAATGGCTGAAGAGACGCTCGACGTCTTTTACGATACGGCAGAAACGCCAGTCGAAATGCTGCAGGCGCTCGCCGCCGTTACGTCGTGCGTTCTGTCGGAAAACATGGTGTCGAAAGAAAGCGCAATTACATCTCTGCAGATCTTGGTCAACGCGATAATATTTACATTGAACGACGCAGAGCAAGATGGTAACGTCAATTGGAATCAGAAGATAAAACATTGAGATTGATATGGACAAGGATGAAGCGCTGCGCCGGAGACGGGCACGTGAAAAGCGCTGGAGAGAAAACAATCCAGATAAGCTGAAGAAGCAGCGCGAGAATTGGAACAAGGCTCGCCGCGATAAATACGCTGTCATGGCGCAAGATCCAGCCTACATCGAAGCCAAAGCGCAGCGCGAGCAAGAGCGCCGGCGCAAGCTTAAAGAGAATTGGGCAGAGCGCAGAAAGACGCTCGTTCCTAAAAAGCCGAAGACGCCAAAGCAATATATGTCGCCTGAGCAATATGCGGCGTATCTCGAAAAATGCCGGAAGAAGGCTAAACTCAAGCGCGACATCAAGCGCGCGTCGATTACGGAAGAAGAGCGTCAACGCCATTGGGTGCGCTGGCGCGAGAAGATCGTCAAAGCCAATCGCGAGCGTGCGCGCCTTGAGCGCCTGAAGCGCGAGCAGGAAGCGCCGCGGGAGAAGAAGCCGCCGGTCGTGCGCGTTAAGCAAGAAAAGCCAAAGGTAGTTCAGCTTGTCAGAAAACCGGGTAGACTGCTGTCGCTTATGGGATGGAGGGGATGGTGAAATTATTTTCTGCGCTTATGGCCGGCATATTTATCGGCGCGTTTATCGCTGTGCTCACGGCTCCAATTGTGCCGCCGAAGAACGACTGCAGCGTCTATCGCGTCGATTCGCGAGCCGTCACGTCATATGTTCTCAAGCCGCCGCCTGCGGAGGTTATTTACAAAGCCTGCCCGCAAGTAACGGAAAAGGTCGAATCTGTTAGTGAGCCGGAAGTAGCTAAAGCGGACGATAGCAAGCCTCGCCGTCATCGGCGTCATAGAGTGCGGAGGTATTGGCGATGACTGACTACACCCACCTAATCGCACGGCTGCGCTTATCACAAACCGGAGGCATTCACTACGAAGCCGCCGACGCATTAGAGGCGAAAGCCGCCCGCATCGCGGAACTTGAGGCGGCGCTGAAACCGTTTGCTGACGTAGACGTTTCTAACTGCGCTGATGGACGCGTTTGCTATTTCTGGGGATTTGGCGAGAACGCCGGAAAGGTTAGCGCCGCCGAAGTCCGCGCCGCCCGCGCCGCTTATAGGGGAGAGAAAAAATGAAAGTTAAATTTGGCATGTTTGTTTGCGGACTTACTTTGGCAATTGGTGGGGTCTTATTAGGAGAAGAATGGTTTGCAAGTCAGGTTTCTGGTCTTAACAGGATAATCGAAAATGCAAAAAGAAAACCCTAATCCTATCAAACTTGATGATTACAATCGCGGCTTAAATGATGGACTTGAGCATGGAAAGAGCGCAAGAATTAAATTGAACACCCGCATCGCGGAACTTGAAGCGGCGCTGAAACCGTTTGCTGACGCGGCTGAGTATTTCTTACCGGATAGCAATAGCAATGTGTTTGTCGCCTCCGGCTTAGGGCGCAAGCTCGAACGCGATTTCGCTCATGCCGACGCCGCTGCCGTCAACGGCTTGCTCGCGCAGCTCGGCGACGAAGACGTTATGGCACGGTTCGGCCTTGAGGCGCGGCTCGCCGACCTGCAGGCCGAGATCGCTCGGCTCGACGCCGCCGGCGACGAGCCTGTCGCGTCGGCCGCGCCGCTTATAGGGGAGAGAAGGATGACTGACGCCGTTTTGATGCATAAGAAAAAACGCTTTTACACGGATTACCCCTTACCAGATCAGCCATATAGCGGAAGATGGCGCAAAGTTAATCCAATATCTTACGACCATGACAAATACGTTCGTATGGATGATGGTGAAAGTTTTAAGTTAGGTTACTTGCGTCATGGAAGGCCACACGGTCCAAGAGTTAGCAGAAACTACGCCAAACGCTTCTTTGGAGAAGAAAGATGACTGACGAACAATTCAACGCGCTTATGGCGCTTATTGACGCGATGATTGATGACAAAATCATCGGAGACAATCACACCTCTTACCGCAAGATGCTTTTGGAAAAAGACGCAAGGGCGTTGTTCGTTGAAGCCGCCCGCGCCGCTTATATGGGAGAGAAGAAATGAGTGACGAATTTGACAAAGGCTATGAAGCCGCCAAGCAAGCGTCCAAGGAAATCATTGATAAACTGACGGCGCGAATTATTGATATGGAGTTTGAAATCCAACGCGCCAATGTTGTTTGCGAGAATAAAGACTGGAGCACAAACAATTATGTTGCGAGAGCGGAAAAGCGCATCGCGGAACTTACTGCGGCGCTGCTCCCGTTTGCCGCCATAGCGGACGAAAGCACAGCAAAACTTGCTGACAATTATATGTATTCAGACTGCTACCCGATGTCTGCGTTCCGCGCCGCCCGCGCCGCTTACTATGGAGAAAAGGATGGCTAAAATACCAAATTGGAATCGACGTTATAGCAACCCAGCTGCGCTTACGCCTTATGAGCAGAAGATCTGGGAATTGCATCAGCAAGGCAAGGATCCGGCGACTATCGCCAAGGAAATTGGAACGAAGCATGCGAGCACGATCTCGTCCCGCATGATGGTTATCAGAGAGAAGCTGGAGGTCGCCAATGGATGAGAAGTGGTATGAGTTTAACCCGCAGAGCAATATCAACGTATATGAACTGGCGCAGATCCTTCAGACGCTCATGATGATTCGCATCAATGACGATCTGAAGTCCAAGCTGCCGAAATATGCCGACCGGCATTTCCAAGAGGTGAGAGATGACCAAGATCTTCGTTCCTGATTACTGGCCCATGTTCTTAGGGCCGATGCTGCGCCGGTTCGACTACACCGCGGTCGACGACAGCATGCCGCCGATCACTGCCGTCTTCGCATATGACAAGGGCAGCGACAGCATGCTCTACATTGATTACGACGCGCATCTGACGTGGAAGGATACTTGGTTCTATCAGTATCGCCCCGGCTTCGGCATCGCCGAATGGCGCGACGACTATCCCGGCGGCAAGAAGGTCGTCATGAATCCGCCAATCGGCTGGGGCGAATATGTCGAGATCGGCGGCGACTATATCAATTATCCAAAGATGAGCCCGTTTCAATCGTGGCCGCCGGCAATGGCGAAGGGCGTCCAGATCTGTCATTACGAAGCGCTGCTGGAGCGGTTCCGCGTTCAGACCGGCGTCGTCTATAACGACGTTTTGGTCTTCACCTATCTGCAGTCATGGGATGGCAAGCCGGGCGGAGGCGCCCGATATTGGATGGCGAAAGGCGTCGGGCCGATTGCCGTGCAATGGCTGGCGCAGAGCCCGACAGACCCATATACGCGACCGATCATTGAAACAGCCCGCATGGATGCGGTAGTATCGACAGTTGGAGAATTGATATCATGACGGTAATGGAAGCTTTATTCGACAGCGCGCTGTATCTGGCGTTCTACATTGGCGGCGTTATGACAGCCGTCATCGCTTCATGGATCGACGATATTGCAGATAGAAGGAAGGAAGAAAGTTATGGAGATTGAGCCCGACAAGGTCGAACCGAACAAGCGCAAGGTTCTGGAGTTCAAGCCGCGCGCCGACATGACGATGGGCGAGTTCGCTCAGATCCTGACGGCAATGACGATTGTGCTCGACGAGCGACTGTCTCAGCGCCTCGACAAGAAGCTGCTGCGGCACTTCGAAGAGAAGGAAATAGAAGTCGGCCAATGACGCTTACACTTGAAGGCATAGACGTTGACGCGCAGCTGATCGATCTTGATCAGGCAGACTGCGAGGAAAGTCTCGCCGCGTTCGTAAGGATGGCGTGGCATGTGATTGAGCCCGGGTCTGAATACATCCACGGCTGGCACATTGACTTCATCTGTGAGCATCTTGAGGCGATAACTTTTGAGACCGAACTTGAGGACGGCGGTTTTTATAACCGCCTCCTCATTAACGTGCCGCCCGGCACGATGAAGTCGCTTCTTACGAACGTCTTCTGGCCCAGCTGGGAATGGGGGCCGCAGAACATGCCGCACTTGCGGTATGTCTGCACGTCGCATTCCCAGAATCTTGCCATCCGCGATTCGACGAAGATGCGGCGCCTAATCCAGAGCGACTGGTATCAGGCGCGCTGGGGCAAGCGGGTCAAGCTGACGGGCGACCAGAACGCGAAGACGAAGTTCGAAAACACAGCGACCGGCTTTCGCGAAGCTGTCGCGTTTGAATCAATGACGGGCGTTCGCGGCGACAGGGTCATCATCGACGATCCGCACAGCGTCGACAGCGCACAGTCTGACGCGATGCGCCAGAGCACGATTGAGACATTCCTTGAGGCCGTGCCGTCTCGTCTGAACAATCCTTCGAAATCGGCCATCGTCGTCATCATGCAGCGCCTGCATGAGGAAGATGTTTCCGGCGTCATTTTGGATAAGGGGCTGGGCTATGACCATATTATGCTTCCAATGCGCTACGACCCGATGCGCGCCATGCCGACGCTGTTGGGTAATGAAGACCCCCGCAGCAAGGACGGAGAACTTCTATTCCCCAAGCGCTTCCCTGAAGAAGTGGTTGACCGCGACGAGCGCGTCATGGGGCCGTATGCTACGGCGGGTCAATTCCAGCAGGCGCCAGAGCCAAGAGGCGGCGGCGTCATCAAGCGCGAATGGTGGAAGACATGGGACGGCCCATCCTTCCCGCCCTTCGACTACGTCATAGCTTCGCTGGACTGCGCCTATACAACCAAAACCGAAAACGACCCCAGCGCCATGACGGTATGGGGCGTCTGGTCTGGCGGCGATCAAGTCGCGCAGGTCACGCGCGTTCCTAATCGCGAAGGCGACATGATGGCGTCGCTGGAGCGAACCTATACGCAGGAGCATCCGCGATGCATGCTGATGCACGCATGGCAGGATCGACTAGAATTGCATGATCTCGTCGAGAAGGTTCGCGATACAATGCAGCGCTATGGCTGCGAGAAGATTTTGATTGAGAATAAGGCCGCGGGGCATAGCGTGGCGCAGGAGTTGCGCCGCGTCTATGGGCACGATGATTTCTACGTTGAACTTGTGGATCCCAAATCTCAGGATAAACTGGCACGGCTTTACAGCGTGCAGCATCTGTTTTCGGAAGGGCTGATCTATGCGCCAGATAGATCATGGGCGGATATGGTGATTACACAAGCCGCTCAATTTCCGCGAGCGAAGCATGACGATCTTGTCGATACGATTAGCATGGCGCTGCGGCATCTGCGACAAATCGGGGTGCTTATCCGTAACGAAGAATGGACTTCGGCCCTCGACGAAAGTAGAATGCATACAGGCTCTGCGTCGGAGCCGCTCTATCCAGTATAGCAAGGAAGACCTGATGATACCCGCGAACGCCGTCGTCGACGTTTTAGATCCGCCGCCGGTGCCGGGAGGTCTGGGCCGCTACCGGGTCGAGGTCTGGGGCAAGGAGCCTTACGACTATGCCCGCGTCTATGAAATAAGCGCCGTCGATGCTAATATGGCCGCAGTGGAAGGGCTCCAACGCTTTTCTGATGAAATCACTGCGCTGATTGAGAACAAGGATTCCTGATATGCCGCTTACGCCGGGCTTGTCTCCTTCTATTCGCCAGCAGGAGCCTGCCGGGCTTGGTGAAGCGGAAGACCTTGTCGTCGAGATCCTTGAGGATGGCGAAGACAAGAACGAATACGACGATAAGGGCAACATCCTCCGCATGGTGAACGACGACGGATCTGTCGTCGTCTCCTTGAACGGTGAGCCGGTCGAGCGCGTCAGCGACGCAGAGAAGGCCGCCGATTGGTTTCGCAATCTCGTCGATGAGATCGACACCGCGGAACTTTCAGCCATCTCCAGCGATCTGCTGAAAGGCATTCAGGACGATCTTGATAGCCGGCAGGAATGGATCGAAGACCGGGCGCAGGGCATCAAGCTTCTGGGCCTCAAGGTCGAGATCCCGCAGCTGCAGGGCGCCACGGACGGCGCTCCCGTCGAAGGCATGTCGAAGGTTCGCCATCCGCTCATGCTGGAGGCGGTTCTTCGCTTTCAGGCGAACGCCCGTTCAGAGTTGTTGCCGACCGATGGGCCGGTGAAGGTTCGCATCGATTCGGTCGACTCCAGCGAGCAGCAGGATCTTCTAGCCGACGCTCTTGAAAAGGATCTGAACCATTATCTCACCGCCACCGCCAAGGAATATTATCCTGATACTGACCGGATGCTGTTTATGCTGGGTTTCGGCGGGACAGCGTTCAAAAAGGTCTATTTCTGTCCCTTACGCGGTCGCCCGGTCAGCGAAACGGTGGATGCGGACGACCTCATCGTCAATAACGCCGCCACGACGTTAAACGACGCCAAGCGCGTCACGCATCGCGTTTATATGCGACCTTCGACGGTGAAGCGCCTGCAGATCCTTGGCGTCTATCGCGACATCAGCCTGACGACGCCGGATCAAGAAAGCCTTGATGCTGTGCAACGTGAGAAGATGTCGCAGCAAGGCATCGCGATGGAATCGCGCAATGCCGAAGATCGTGATCGTGAGATCTACGAATGTTATTGTGAACTTGATATCCCCGGATTCGAACATCGTCACAAAGGAAAGATTACGGGCCTAGAAATCCCGTATCGGGTTACGATTGATGTTTCGTCACGAGAAGTCCTGTCAATCGTGAGGAACTACGATGAACCCACTGGAGACGAAGGAAACGAGTTGCCAGAAACTCGAACGAATTTTGTCAAATTTACTTTTGTTCCCGGTATGGGTTTTTACGATATCGGTCTACTTCATATTCTGGGTAATACCACGAATGCGGTGACGGCTGCTTGGCGCGAGATGCTAGACGCCGGCATGTATGCGAACTTCCCCGGCTTCCTCATGGCCGACACAGGCGCCCGCCAGAACACAAACATCTTCCGCGTGCCTCCGGGCGGCGGCGCGCTTGTGAAGACGGGCGGCGTCCCGATCAATCAGGCGATTATGCCGCTGCCGTATAAAGAGCCCGGCGCTCCGATGATGCAGCTTGTGCAGAACGTCGTAGAGACGGGACAGCGCGTTGGCGGAACAGCTGAACTTGCTGTTGGCGAAGGCCGCGCTGATGCGCCTGTCGGCACGACATTGGCGCTGATCGATCAGGCCACGAAGATCATGAACAGCGTGCATAAGCGCCTTCATGCCGCACAGGCCGAAGAGTTCCAGCTTCTGGTGCGCTGTTTCCGCGAGCATCCTGAAAGCTTCTACATGAAGTGCCGGCGCCCGTCGCTTGCATGGGATGAGGCGACGTTCATTGCGGCGCTTGATGATTGCGAATTGATCCCGCAGGCGGATCCCAATACGGCCAGCCATACGCAGCGCATCATGAAGGTGATGGCGCTGAAGCAGCTGCAGCAGGGCAACCCGTCGATGTATAATGCGCAGGCGATTGATCTCGCCGCCATGAAGGCGATGGGCTGGAGCAACCCTGAGCAGTTCTTGGCGCCGCCTGAGCAGCAGAACCAAATGCCGCCTGAGATGATCAAGGCGATGGAAGAACTGAAGATCCTGCAGAAGGAAGCCGACGCCAAGGAAGCTGTTGCGCAGGCGTCTATCGCCGACTCGCAGTCTGAAGCGCAGGCCCGCATGATTGATGCGCAGACGCGCCGCATGCTGGCGGAAGCCAAGGTCGAAGAGACGCAGCTGAAAGCGAAGGGCCAGCAGGATCCTGCGAAAGAAATAGAGGCGCAAGCCAAAATGATGGACGCGCAAAACCGTCGTGATAAACTAAATCTTGAAGCGCAGCAGTTGGGCGTCGAGTCGGATCACAAAGAAGCCGACCGCCTGATTGATTCGCATCATCGGAACGAAGATCGTCGCAGCCGCGAAGATCAGTTCCTCGCCAATCTCTTGCGCGACATGAATAAGGGCGCCCCGAATGTCTAGGATCATTGACCGCGCTCTCGACATCATTGGCGATCATCTCAAGACGCAGACCTCCGAACTTCCGCCGACGCTGGAAGTGAAGCCCGGCATGGCGAAGGGCGGCCGTCTTTTGGAAGACGATTATCCGACGCACTATATGCCGCATGTCGGTCGGCAAGTGATGGCTGATGGCGGAGATCCGGATCCTGTAAGCCAAGCACTATCGACAGCAAGCGAAGTGCAAGGCGATGCGCCTATCCCGGCGCCGACGCCGCGCATCCCTGCGCCGGGCGCAGAGGGTAGCGTTGGTCTGCAACCGAAGCGCACGCTTGGATCAATGTATAACGTGCCGGAAGGCGCTCCTTGGGCTGATAAGTCTGAGGAAGAAGCAAAGATGCCGCGCGTTCAGACGCTAGTCGATGCTTTTAATAAGGCAATCGATGAACACGTTAATCTTCCTTATAAGGAACGTGTAGCCAATACGAAGGCTGCTATCCAAAAGTTGGCGCCATATATTGGCGTGCGCAAAGATGGCCCCGTTCCTCTTCTTGGCAAGAACGAGAAGATGATGAAGGCTGAATCCGGCTACAAGGGCGGCAAACCGCTTGAAGTCGATGGCATGGGCGTTGAAACGACTGGCCTTGCATTGGCGCCAGCGTTCAAGATGGGCAACTTTCAGACCTGCCCAAATCATGCATCTTGCAAGGACGAGTGCCTTGGTAAGACGTCTGGCAATTACTTTAAGATTGGCGGCGGCAAAGATCTCGACGCCTTTAAAGGCCCGAGGCTTAACTCTCTGAACAAAACGATTGCGATGCTGCAGGAGCCGGAAGCTTTTGCTGTGCGCTTGTTTGACGAGATCCAGAGCGCCAAACGCGAAGCCGAATACAATGGCAATAAGCTTGGTATCCGCCTAAACGTCCTGTCGGATCTCAGCCCGCAGATCCTTGAGCCGATCATCAAGAATCATCCTGAAGTGGATTTCTACGACTATACGAAGATGAAATATGATCCAGTCGCGCCAAATCATCATTACACTTATTCATCGACTGGCGTGTCGCAGGAAGACGTTGATAACCCGCATAGCAATTGGGAAGAAATGCGCCGGCGCCTTGATCAAGGCAACAACGTCGCTATGGCGTTTAGCCACAAAAGCGTCGTTCCAAAAGAGGTTCATGATGAAGAGACAGGTAAGACCTATCGCGTCATCCCCGGCGACACACATGACTTCCGCCCGTTGGACAGCATCGAAAATCCCGACGAAGGCGTTATTGTCGGCTTGAAGAACAAGAACGTCTCAAGCAAGAACGACACGGCGCATAAAGAGTCTAAGGGCTTTTTTGTGAAGTATGACCCGCAATTCAAAAAGACTGAAAAAGGCACTTTTGAGCGCGACGAAGAAGGGAATCAAATCCCGACTAACTTCCGCGTAAATATCAAGCCACAAGGCAAGAAGGGGAAATGATATGGCTGATACTCGCAAATTAGATGCGCCCTACTTTCATGCGCAGTTCCCAAATCTCGACAAGCATCACGACTCGTCGAATTATACGCGCAAAGAATGGTATGAATGGGATGAACTGCCGGGCGAGCCTGCGTTCGCCACTGGCGGCTCTGTTGATCATGAGCAAGAGCCTGAAAAGGTAAAGCTGTCCGACCATTTCAAGTAAGAGGTTTATGATGCCCGTCGATACGCATGACGACATAGTGCCCGCGACGGGCGTCGAGCCGGCAACTGGCGTTGAAACGCACGAAGATATCCGGCCGGCGATGGGCGTGACTGCCTATCACGGCTCACCTCATAAGTTTGATGAATTTGATCCTGCATTTATCGGCACAGGAGAAGGCGCGCAGGCGTTCGGCCACGGGTTGTATTTTGCTGAAAATGAAGATGTGGCAAAACAGTATCGTGATAATTTATCTCAAGGAACATATGCCATAGATGGAAAATCATTTGATCCATATCGCGATATTAGCAATGTAAATATTTCAAAAGCAATCCAATCTGGCGGCTTGAAAGAAGGGATCGAGACGGCAAAGAAGTTATTGGATTCTTATAGCCCAAAAGATCCAAGATATGACGGCGTTGCCGAAGACTTGAAAAAACTTTTGTTCCCAGAAGGCGGGGTTATACAAAAAAACCCGGGCCATATGTATGAAGTTCGCATAAATGCCGGGGCAGAACATTTATTGGATTGGGATGCGCCGCTTGAGGATCAGCATCCAGAAGTTATCGACGCCCTTCACAAAGCCGGGCTTGTGAACTTTGAAAACAATTTTGGGCCGTCTGCCGTTGGGTTATTTAGGCCATTAGGGTGGACTGAAAAAGCATCAAGGATGATGGCGGATAAATTTTATCGGCGTCTCTCAGAAAGCGAATTTTCAGCTGATATGTTCAAGCGCGGTGTTCCTAAAGGTGAGGCTCAAGCAAAAGCAAGTAATGTTTTAGCGTCTGCAGGTATTCGCGGAATAAAATATAATGATTCAGGAACTCGCGGGAATAAATACGGGACGCATAATTATGTCGTGTTCGATCCTAAGCACATAAAGACAGTGCGGCGATATGCTGATGGCGGTGACGTCAAAAATGAAGTCGGAATCAAAGCTTTTTTCATGCATGCTCCGCATGAGGTTGAGGGCCGCATGCAGCGCGCTTACGGCGGCTCAATCCCCGGCCCAGCGCTTGACAAGGAAGAGCCTGAGCAATTCGGGCGCCGTCTGATTGAATGGGCGTTCGCCGCCGCGCCGATTGTGTCGCGCAGCAATACGCCTAGCTTTGCCGGGCAGTGGAAGTATCCAAACATCCATATGCGCAAGGAAGGCGGCCGCGTCGATTATCCGCTTGCGATGACAGAAGACGCGAAAGCCGCCAAGATTAAGAAAATGAAGCCGGAGAAGTTTCTTGACGAAGCGCGGCCTCTCAAGATCGGAAAAGGTGATCGTCAGGTTATTGATAATTTCAAACGTGATATTGTATCTGGCGATCCTCTTGGCCCGCTTAAACTTTATCGTAATGGAACAGAAGATGGTCGTCATCGTGCAACGGCTGCTGAAGAACTTGGCGTCTCGTCGGTTCCGGTAATCGATCATCGCCCCGGCAAGTATTACGGCGGTGGCATGGGCGGAAACTTCAAGGGCTTCACGCCGGGCTTCAAAGGCTCGCGGTCGCGCTTTACGACCAGCAACGTTCCGCAGGGCCAGAATGAAATAAATGTTCAGGGCCAGCCTGATGAGATAAGCGTGCCGGGCTATCCAGACGCCTCTCCCTATCCCCGAGCCCAGCAGACGCCGACTGGTCTTCTGCGGCCGCCGGTTCTGCCGGCTGCACAGCAAGGGTCTATCCCGCGCTTGCCGAATTATGTGCAAGGCTTTGGCGGCGGCTATCCATCGCCTTCGCCGCAGCAGCCAATGCCGATGGGCCAGCCTTCGAACTATCCGACCGGCGGCTTCTATGACGTCTGGGGGCCGATGTTCGGCATGGGCCTTGGGTCGTTCTTTGGCGGTCTTGGCGGCTTCGGCGGCGGCTTCGGCGGCATGGGCTATGCTGAAGGCGGCGCCGTCGACGACGACCGCGAAACGACGCCAATGGGTTTTTACAGCGCCGCTTCTGAGGCGGCAGCTAAAATACCTCAGAAGGCGCCGATTGATCAGATCCTGAACAAGCTGAGAGGATCTCCGAATGTCAAAGCGGAGGAACTTGATTGGTCAGGCGTTAGAGACGCTTTTGCTGGGCAGAAGAGCGTGGATCCGCAGGAAGTTGCGCGGCACCTACAGACGAACCTGCCACAGGTTCAGGAGAAAGTTCTCAGAGATCCGTATGCTGTTGGCAAAGAACTTATGGACAAAGCCTATGCGCTAAAAATGCAGGGCAAACTTGAGGAGTCTGACGCTCTAAATGCGCAGGCTCGCCCTTATATGGCGCAATACCGTTCAAAAGGCTCTAATGATGCAAAGTATGGAGAGTATCAATTAAGTGATCCTCGCGATGATTTCACAGTAGGTAATTATCGCGAATTGCTTTTGCATTTGCCAAGTAAGAGTTCTGATGATCTTGATAAGATTAAAGAACGGTTTAATACGCTTTCTCGCCAAAGCGCAGATGCAATGGCTGATTGGAAGAGAATTAGTGAGGAAAATGAGCCGGGTCATCCAGATACGTTGGCGGCATATCGCCGTGTTTCAGATATCAGGCGAGAAAAAAATGATGCCGAAGAACAGCTAAAAAAAGTAAAATCTGATTTTCGCGCCAATAATTATCAGTCAAGCCATTGGGAGGGAACGCCAAATGTCCTCGCCCATATTCGCATGTCTGACAGAGGGTTCGCTTTCCAAAAGCCGTATCTTCATGTCGAAGAAGTTCAGAGCGATTGGGGCCAAAACAAGCGTGATGGAGAAGAAGTCCCTGAAGGCCCGCATATCGGAAGCACAGAAGGATGGACTGATCTTGCGTTGAAACGCATTCTTCAAGAGGCGGCGAAAGGCGATTATAAAAAAATCCTTTTTACGGCCGGGAAAGATCAGTCAGATCGTTACGGGTTGGATAAAAAATTTGAATCAATTCGCTGGTCTCCAGATACAAAAGAACTTTTAGCTGAAGGTCTTGAGGGGCTGGAAGATATTGAAGAAAAGGTTCATGCAGAGGCTCTGCCCGGTTTTATAGGCAAGGATCTTGCGGATAAATTGCTTTCTCAGCCGATAAAAACCGTGGGGAATAAGCAGGTTCATTTATTGCGTGGCGGCGATCTAAAAATAGAGAATAAAGGCATGCGCAATTATTACGATAGGAAGCTGCCAGAGCGCATGAATAAACTTGTCGCGCAATTAGACCCATCAATAAAAATGAAGTTGTTTGATCACATGATTAATCTTGGGACAGAAACTGACGATGGAGAGGATCGAATTCACCATCTTCATTCTCTTGAGATGACGCCAAAGCTGCGCGCGGCTATCCTCAAGGGATTGCCGGCATTCGAGCAGGGCGGGAAGGTAAGCGATGAGGGCGATGTCTTCCCGTCCTTTACGGTCGGCGGCAAGGAATATTCGAGCGTAAATCCAAAGATGGACAGCCCTAATATGGAAAAGGCTGTCACATGGGCGCTTGATAAAGCCGCTCGCGCTGCGTCTTATTTTGATGAAGGCACGCCGGCAAGGATCTACAAAGAAGCCGTGCTTGACCGACGCCAAGAGCCGTTCACAGAAAAAGACTTTAGCAAAGAAGATCTGCAAAGCTTGGCCCGCGCTATTGTGCAAAGTCAGGCTGAAGGAAGAAACAATCTTCAATATGAAGACTACAAAGGCGGCCCGTTCCCGGTCGTCATTGGCCGCGCCAATTACAAGTTGGACAAAGCCGGCAACGCTGTTGTGAACGACGTCTATGACTTTAACAATTACGAAAAGTATGGATCAAAGAAATGGCCGACTGATTTCTATTCGGCGAGCACTTGGCTTGGTCGTCGCGCATTGCCGTCTGGCGTGAGAGGCGTCCCGGTCTCCATCAATGTCCCGAAGGAAATGATGGAAGAATCCTTGGCCGCTGGCGGTGAAGAACCAAAGGCATATGCCGATGGCGGCTCTGTCATTAAAGACGCGCTTGGTGTAGTATCAAAATATTCGCGATGACCCGCGAGTGCAGGGACGCCTGCTTTCCCCAGCTGGAGAGAAAGAATGTATGAATTGGCTAAAAAAGCCCGTGACGAGCGCAAGGCGAAAGCCCGTCGTCTCGCCAATCCGGGCACCTTAGATAAGGATCAGGATACGACTTCCGCGACGTGGTCGCCGGCAGAGCCGCTGAACGCTGATGTAAAGACCGGCGCTCGCCCTGTTGGCAAAGGCGCTCGCCTCTATAACAAGGGCGGCAAGGTCGCTGCTGGCAAATCGGCGGCTCGCGCCGACCGTAAGCGCCGCGCCACCGGCGGCCGCGCTATGGAAAAAGAAATTAGCAACGGCATCGCTAATAAGGACGTGCGCGCTGCGAACGAAGAGCGTGACGGCAAGAAGCATGTTGGCGCCTTCAAGAAGGGCGGCGCTGCTTTCAAGGACGCTGGCATTCTGGATAAGAAAGCCGTTGGCGACGTTCAGGTGAAGCCGGTTCGCGGCAAAGCTGAGAACTACAAGAAGGGCGGCCGCACCAAGAAACAGGTCGGTGGCGCCGATGGCGTCGTCGGCAAGCTGGACAAGCTGGTTGGCTACAAGTCGCCGGCGCAAAAGCTGGAAGAGGGCTTGAGAGACGTCGGCAAGGGTCGCACGTCGTCCTATTCTCCCGAAGACAAATCGTCGATGGAAGAGATCGTCAAGGGACGCAGTGGCTCTGGTCTGCCGGAGACGGAAGAGATCTTTGAGTCGACGAGCCGCGTGCAGGGTCGCAAGAAGGGCGGCCGCACTGCGCGCAAGGCCGGCGGTCGCGCCAAGAGCAAGCCGTCGATTGTCGTAAAGATTGAGACCGGCAAGCAGGCTCCGGCTATGGGCGGCGTTGGCGCTGTTCCTCCGATTCCGCCTGTCCCGCCGATGCCGCCGGTTCCGCCGGCTGCTGGCGCTCCGATGGGGCCGGGGCCTATGCCGCCGATTCCGGGCATGGGCGCTGGGCCGATTGGCCGTAAGGCTGGCGGTCGCATCACGAAGGTCGCCAAGTCCTATAAGGACATGGAAGCCGGCGCCGCGAGCGGTGAAGGTCGTCTGCAGAAGACTGACATCGAATCGCGTCATACTGACGCGCCTGCGCGCAAGAGCGGCGGTCGCATCAGCAAAGTCGCCAAGTCCTATAAGGACATGATGGCTGGCGCTGAAAGCGGCGAAGGTCGTCTCCAGAAAATGGATATCGCGAAAGCGAAAAAGGCTCGCAGCAAGTAAAATTGCTGCGACCGCCGGCGGGGGCGCCCCTTCCTTGCTCCCGTCGGCACCATTACATTAGGAAGGCCAGTAGGAAGGGACTGGTATATGTCTTCGATAACGCCGCTACACGTCTATCGCGCCGAATTAGAGAAGCTATTGAATGAGGAAATTGAGCGGTTGATGGAATCAATCTCGTTTGGTCATCTTGAGAACTTTGCAGAATATAAATTTTCTGCAGGGAAAGTCGCCGGGCTGCGTCTGGCGCAAGACTATCTGCTTGAAGCAGAGCGGATATACAAAGAGCGTGTTCTCTAACGGAAGGGTAAGAGAAGATGGTAGCTATGCTTATGGATCACGAAACCGACCCAAAGCAGAAAATTTTGGAAGAAATCGGTGATCTCTCAGACATTGAGATCCTGAACAACCAAATTCTCTGCGCTGTCTATGTGCGGCCGACAAAAACCAAAAGCGGTCTCTATCTGGCGGATCAAACGACCGCGGAAGACCGTTTTCAGGGTAAGGTCGGGCTGCTTATTGGCATGGGGCCGTCAGCTTTTCAGGATGAAAGCGGCCAATGGTTCGCCGATTCGTCTTTTAAGCTGCATGATTGGCTTGTTTTCCGGCCTTCTGATGGATGGAATGTCACGATTAACGGCGTTTTATGTCGCATGTTGTCGGATACGCAAGTCAAAATGCGCATTCCTGCGCCTGATGTTGTTTGGTAATTGGAATAAGGAGAAAATCTATGTCTGATGACGACGATCACGTTGATGTCGAGATCAAAGAAGCAGAAAAAACATCGAAAGATGAGCCAAAAATTGAAGTTGTTGAAGAAACTTCTGCAAAAAAGGAAGATTCTTCAGACTCTTCTGTTGATGAAGGCATAAGCGAACTGAAAAGGAAGCTTGATGCTGAGAAAAGAGCGCGCGAGGAGGCGGAACGACGCGCTTATGATGCTCAAAAGCAGGCGCATCAGTCTAACTTTGACGCCAAGCGTGCCGATTTGCAGTCTGTCGAGAGCGCTCTTGAGATTATCAAGTCTCGCGACGAGTCTTTGAAGCGTGCTTATGCCGAAGCGCATGCTTCTGGCGATTCTGACCGCGTTGCCGAAATTGTTCAGGCAATGACGGTCAATGAAGAGCAGAAGAAAGACCTGAAGAAGGGCCGCAAGGAACTGAAGCGGCAGATTGAAACGGCCGAACGCCAGCCGGTTAATCCTGTGCCGCCTCCGCAGGTCGATATGGTGGAGCAAATTGCTCAATCCGTATCGCCGCGGTCTGCGGCGTGGATCCGCGAGGCGAAAGATCACCTCAAAGATGAGCGCGCAGTCCGCAAGATGTTCCGGGCGCATGAAGACGCGGTCGAGGATGGCATTACGCCTGATACGGACGAGTATTTCGCCTTCATTGAAGGTCGTCTTGGCATCAATCGCCAGCAACAGCAGGAAGTCGAAAGCCCAATGTCATCTGCAGCAGCGCCGACGCCTCGCCGGTCTTCGCCTCCTCCTGCGGCGCCCGTATCCAGACAGTCGACGCCATCAAATGTGATGCGCCTGACGCGGTCTGAGATCGACACGGCGCGGGATCTTGGTATGACGCCTGAAGAATACGCGAAGAACAAGTCTTTGCTTATTAAAGAAAAGCGCTACGGAAATTAGGAGATATATAGATGAATACCCCTACTCGCGGTCGGCCGAAGGCCGGCATGTTCTCACGGGCGGCTTCTGCTGCTGCGTCTGTTGCTGCTGAAGAGCCCGCGGAAGTCGCTGAAGAGCGCCCTCTGCGGCCTTCCCTGCGGGACGATGATCCTCGCGCACGAGCCAAAAAGCGCGCCGAAGAACTTCGTGCGCATCTTGGCGAACTGGATGATGGGACGGATGACTTCTATGTCGATCCCGACTCCATCCCGGATGGCTGGACGTATGAATGGAAGCGCCATTCGATCTACGGCCAAGAAGATCCTGCCTATCAGGTTCAGCTTGCGCGCGATGGCTGGTCTGCTGTGCCGGCGTCGCGTCATCCTGAGATGATGCCCTACAATACGACGGAACAGACGATCCTTCGTAAGGGTCTCATGCTGATGGAATGCCCGACTGAAATCGTTCAGGAGCGCAAGCTTATTGAACTGAAAAAGGCGCGTGATCAGGTTCGCCACAAGGAGCAGCAGATTGCCGGAACGCCTGATGGCACGATGACGCGAGACCATGCGCGCGTTAAGCCGTCTATCAAAAAATCGTTCGAGGCGATGGCTATACCGGAAGAATAGTCGTCAAGATCTATGGAACAGTCCATGTAGTTTTTGCGATACATCGCAATATACTGCATGGGCTAGTTCTGGGGTCTTAAAGTATCCAAGCCAATATTGCTTGCCTTTAATTGATATGCGGGCTCTATATTTCCCGTTTCTTTTATCTAAATGAGCACCTTTTAGACCGCTTACATTATGAGCCCGGCACCTTGTATTTCTGCAATTTTCTTCATGAGTAGCTTTTCTTAAATTTAAAATTCTATTGTCTTTTCTATCTAAATTTATGTGATCTATCTGTTCTTTTTCAGATATGCTTCCGTAAAAAAATGCCCATGCCAATCTATGCGCCAAGTAATCAACGCCATTCACTCGAATTGTTTTATAGCCTTTCGAGTGAGTTGCGCCGGCTTCCATGCCTGCTTTTACATGGCCTTTTTTATTGACCTTCCACTTAAAAATCCCTGTGACGGGGCAATAATCAAGCTGATCTTTCATCCATTCAATAGACGAAATAGCGGAAGTTTTTACAGGCATTTGATTTTCTCTTTATTAAGTATATAATCCGACCAGCCTAATAGGCACTGCTCCCCCGGCGTGGAGCGCAAACACTTCCCGGCTACCATATCGCCCCGGTGCGCGATGATGAGCCTCCCCTTGAAGGAGAACCATCGTGGCGAACACTAACAGCCCCTTTGGATTCCGTCAATATCAGGGCACCGGATCCGCTCCGACGTATGAGCAGGTCACGATGACCATTGATAAAGACTACACTACCCCGATTTACTTCGGCGATCCCGTTCAGCCCGTCACCGGCGCTGCGACTGGCTACATTCAGGTTTATAACCCCGCGAATACGGTCTCGACGGCCGGCATTCTTGCTGGCGTTAAATACCTTTCGACGTCGCAGAAGCGCATCGTTTGGTCGAACTACTGGCCGGGCAGCGACGCCTCGCAGGACGTTGAGGCTTATGTCATCAACGACCCGAACGCGAAGTTCCTCGTTCAGGCTGGCGGCACGAATGTCGGCTTCGACAAGATCGGCCAGAACATCGACGTCAACATGGGTTCGGGCAATGCCGCTTCCGGCATTTCTGGCGCCTATGTCGAATCGCCCGGCACGGCTGCTACGCTCCCGTTCCGCGTTGTCGACGTTGTCGCTAACCCGCCCGGCGCCAATGGCACCGACATTACGGCTGCTTACAATCTTGTGATTGTGCAGTTCAACGACTCGCTGGCCCGTGCTAACGGCGCTCAGACGGGCATCAGCTAAGGGGAGTAGGCAACTATGGCTGTTAATCTCTCTGCCATTAAAGACCTTCTGCTCCCCGGCCTCCGCGGGATCGAAGGCAAATACGAGATGATCCCGTCTCAGTATGACAAGATCTTTACGAAGCATGATTCCAAAATGGCGCTTGAGCGCACTGCGGAAATGCGCTTCTTGGGTCTTGCCCAGCTGAAGACTGAAGGCGGCCAGACGGCGTTCGATAACAGCGCCGGAGAGCGTTACGTCTATAATCAGGAGCACGTCGAAATTGCTCTTGGTTATGCGATCACTCGTAAGGCCATCGACGATAACCTGTATAAGACACAGTTTATGCCGTCGAACCTTGGCCTGATGGAATCTTTCCAGCAGACGAAGGAAATCTATGGCGCGAACGTCCTGAACACGGCGACGACGTATAATGCGTCTGTCGGCGGCGACGGCGTTTCGCTTCTCAACTACAGCCATCCGATTGACGGTGGCACGGTTGCGAATACGCCGCTGGTTCAGGTCGACCTGAACGAGTCGTCGCTGCTTAACGGCATGATTGCCATCCGCACGAACTTCAAAGATCAGGCTGGTCTGAAGGTGTTCGCGCGTGGTCGTCGTCTCGTTGTGCCGCCGGCTCTGGAGCCGACTGCAATCCGTCTGACGAAGACGGAACTGCGTCCCGGCACCGCGAACAACGACGTCAACGCGATCATGATGACTGCCGGCGGTCTGCCGGAAGGCTACATGGTCAACGACTTCTTGACCAATTCGCGTGGCTGGTTCCTGCTCACGAACATTGACGGTCTCTCCTACATGGAGCGCGTTAAGTTCGAGACCGATATGCAGGTCGACTTTGTGACCGATAACCTTCTGGTTAAAGGTTACGAGCGTTATAGCTTCGGCTATTATAACTGGAGAAGTATCTATGGTAGCACTCCAACGTAATCAATAGGTTACGTTAAGCTACAATAGATTGGCAGCAATAGTCCTCCGGTGTATCTCTCAAAAGAACACCGGAGGGCACTATGAAGGGACGCGGATTGCTGTGCTCAGACTGCAATACAGGTATTGGTAAGCTTAAAGATGATCAAAAGATCCTCCGAAAAGCTGCCGATTATCTTGATAACCACTCCGACCCGCAGGGACATCCTTCGGTTCGTTCTCTAAACTAAGGAGGCGCCAACATGGCCCTTACTAACTTCCCGAATGGCATTACGTCTTTTGGTGTTCCGGTTCTCGGCACCATCGGCGGTCTGCCGCTGACTGGCACCTATTTCTTCGTTGATCCGGCCGCTGGTTCGGATGCGTATGACGGCCTCTCGCCGGAAACGCCTTTCCAGACGATCTATGCGGCTTATGCTGCTGCGACCGCTGGCAACAACGATGTCATCGTTCTGATTGGCAATGGCTCGACGAGCGGCACTGCCCGCATGTCGACGGCTCTTGCTCAGTCTGTCACGTCGTCTGCGACGACTGGCACGATCACTTGGGCGAAAAACGCAACGCATCTGATTGGCGTGACGGCGCCGACCGGCGTTTCGAATCGCGCTCGTTTCGCGCCTCCAACGGGCACCTATACGGCTGCGACGTTCGGCAATAGCGGCAATATGTTCAATGTTACGGCCTCTGGCTGTATCTTTGCAAACTTCTCCGTTTTTGCTGGCTTCTCGACGGGTAATGCCTCGCAGGTTGCTTGGATCGAAAATGGTGGCCGCAACTACTACGAGAACATCCAGTTCGGTGGTTTCGAAGATTCCGCTTCGGCCGGTGGCGCCGGCGCTCGCGCGCTGAGAGTCATGGGCACTGGCGAGAACACGTTTGTTGGCTGCACGATTGGTCAGGATACTGTCCAGCGTTCGGCTGCTAACGCGAACCTTGAATTTGCCAGCGCGACCCCGCGCAACAAGTTCATCAGCTGTGACTTCCCGATTTTCACAAGCTCGGCAACGACGCTTGGTATTGTCGGAACGGGCGCTGGCGCCATCGACCGCTGGAACAAGTTCCAGAATTGCTTGTTCTACAATGCCGTCGACTCGACTGGCACGACGATCAGCACGGTTGCGTCTCTTAACGCTGCTGCTGGCGGTAGCCTTGTGTTCAACAACTGCACGGCTGCTGGCGCGACCAAGTGGGGTGACGCGGGCGCTCTTGCCAACTCTTACGTTGACAACGCTCCCCCGACCGCCGCGACTTCTGGTCTCGCGGTCAACCCGTCTTAATAGGAGGCACTCATGGGTTTTTATGAAGGTCAGGACGGCCCGGCGGTCGTCAAGTCGGCGAAATCCGGCACCAACGGTTTCAAAAAGGGCGGCAGCTGCATGAAAAAAGGCGGCAAGGTCTTCTCTGAAGCTGCGAAAGGCAAGAAGCCTGCTCGCGCTACGGGCGGCGGCGTCTTCTCTTCGGCCCACAGCGGTTCGCCGCGTGGCGCTACGCCGAAGCCTTACTAATAAAGACGCGGGGGCTTAACGGCCCCCGCTCTCTTCAGGAGATTCGTTATGGCGAAGACGCCGGCTTGGCAAAGATCTTCTGGTAAAAATCCAGAAGGTGGTCTCAATGCGAAGGGCCGGGCTTCGGCCAAGCGCGAAGGTATGAACTTAAAGCCACCTGTATCGAAAGAACAGGCAGCTAAAAGTGATAAAGCCGCCTCTCGTCGCTCTTCATTTTGCGCCCGGATGACCGGCATGAAGAAGAAGCTGACAGGCGCCGCCGCCGCTGCAGATCCAAATAGCCGTATCAACAAATCACTGCGCAAGTGGGATTGTTAGCATGGCGGCTAAACCTCAAAATTCCGGTCTTTGGGGCCGTGCAAAAGCCGCGGCCCGCGCCAAGTTTGATGTTTATCCTTCTGCCTATGCCAATGCATGGGCTTCTAAATGGTATAAACAGCATGGCGGTAGATGGTCTGGTGAGGATAATCGCGTAAATAAAGCGTCTGGCGGCGGCCTTGGAAAATGGTTCGCTGAAGACTGGCGAGATGTCAAAACTGGCAAAGAATGTGGTAGAATAGAAGGCGAGAAGGGCAAGCGTCCTTATCCTGCCTGCCGTCCCGCAGCGGCCGCCGCTTCGATGACAAAGGAACAGAAAAAATCTATTGCTGTGAAGAAGACCGGCCCTGCAAGACAATCTTGGCCCGTTTCGCCTTCCGGCGCTAAAAAGGGAAAAAGCTAATGCAGGCTGTTACAGTTTCTATCGCGCTTGCGACCGCCGACGACAACGGCATTTGCACGACGCAGAAGCCCGCTGCCGGCGGCGTCCAGTCTTTGACGCTTAATGGCGCGCTTGTCACTGATGGCATTGCCTATCTTGGTTCGCAGCGTCGCGTCCTCATTACCTCAGACGCGAATGATAGCGTTAGAACCTTCACTGTCACGGGCACCAATTGGGCCGGCGACATTATCTCTGAGACGATTACTGGCCCGAACACCACGGGCGTTTACACCGTTCTGGATTATCTGACGGTCACGAGCATCACCATTTCCGGGAATGCGGTCGGCAATTTGATTGTCGGCACGAATGGCGTTGGCGGCTCGCCGTGGGTTCGTTTTGATGACTTTGCGCCCTCGAATATTTCGATCCAGTGCAATGTCTCTGGCACTGCTAACTACACTGTTCAGTCGACGCTGGACGACCCAAACGACCCGTTTGTCCCTGTTCTACCTGCTGACATGACGTGGATTAGTTCTTCGGATCTTGCGGTTGTGGCGGCGAACTCCTCGCAGCAGAGCAACTTCTTGTTCACACCGAAGTATGCTCGCGTTCTGATAAATAGCGGAACGGGCACGGTGACTTCGACGTTCCTGCAGTCCAGCAACGGGCCGATCTAATGGGAAATGACTCAGGTGAGGGCGGGTATAGTATCGGCAATGAACTGTCGACGCTTAATCAGCTGACCCTGAGTAATCGTCTGACATTCACGCAGTTCCTAGATCCTGTCTCTACAGACGCTCTATTACTGCAAAGCGGCGACTATCTGTTGCTGCAAAATGATGGGCACCTGCTTTTAGAGGCATGAAATGGCCGACGCTAAATTACCTGCTCTACCGCTTGCAAGTGCTCTAGGCGGCACTGAAGTCCTGTATGGCGTTCAGTCGGACGCATCGGTCAAAATCAGCGCAAATCAGATCAAGACGTTTTCAGTTACCACGCCCGGCGGCAGCCCCGGTCAAGTTCAGTGGAACTCAAACGGATCATTTGGTGGATTTGATGTTGGCGGCGACGCCACATTGGATACGTCTACGGGCGACATGACGATATCAAAGATCGGCGGCGTTCTGTATTCTTCCGACTATGTCGCAAAGTCTGGCGCATATGTTGTCGGGGCCGGCGATTTTATGATCGATTGCGTCGCGAACAGCTTCACTGTCACGCTCCCGACGGCTGTTGGCATCGCCGGCAAGCAGTATTGCATCAAGAACAGCGGAACCGGCGTCATCACTATTGACGCCAACGGTCTGCAGACGATTGATGGCGCCTTAAACTTCTTTCTTTCTACTCAATATGAGTCGATCTGGATCATTTCCGACGGCGCAAATTGGAAGGTGATCTGATGTCTTATCATATTGCCCCTAACCCTCATGCAACATTTTCGTCTTCGATTGATCAGACGATTGCGGATCCTGCCCTTGCTCAGGTCGTGACTTTCGATACGACAATAAACGCCAACGGCGTCACGCTTGTCGGCGGAACTAAGATGACGCTCCCGCAGCCGGGAAATTACTCGTTTTCTATTTCGGCTGTCGCGGCCGCGACCGGCGCCGCAAGCGCTAAACAGGTCTCAATATGGTTCCGCAAGAACGGTTCTGACGTTGCTAACTCGAATACTTATCTTTCGGTCGGCAAAGACGTTCCAACCGTTATCGCCTTGACCCTTTATCTCCCTTGCACCACTGTCGGAGATTATTACGAACTTTGGTGGTCTGGAGAATCAACAGGTGTAAAGCTTGACGCCGTCCCGGCCGTTTCTGGTTCGGCGACGTTTCCACCTAATCAGCCGGCCTCGCCGTCGATCATTGTTGCAATCGGGCAAATTGGATAATGCCCGGCCCGGATCCATCCGAACAAGGAAATCTGTCTATTGGCTTTGACCTTACGGTTGAGCATGGCGTAACCGTGACCGAAGGATATTCGGCAAATAATAGGTTATCTCTTCCGGGTTTTAACGGCCCATTTCCACCAGAAGAACTGTGGTGGGGAAATGATAATTTGCTATTATGGGGAACTTTGGCTCTAGAGTGGTAACTGGCGATGGCCTTTGATTTTAAGACTGCCGCTCCAGAGGCGGCTATAAGCGACAGCAATTTGCTTTTTGGAGCGCCCAGCTACGCTTCGGCATCTCCGGCTGTCTACCCTGTATCAACGCTGCGGAATCTCCTTCTGGGTGGCGGATCGGCTGCCATTTCTTCCGGCAAGACTTTCACCGTCAACGAGACACTGTCTCTGACGGCGAGCGCCGCAGGACAGACCTATACATTCCCTTCAGTCGGCGGCACTGTCGCTCTGCTAAATGCAGCCAATCTCTTTACGACGGCCAATACTTTCAGCCCGCTTACAGACGTCACCGCGGGCACGTTCCGCCGCGGGCCGGCTGGCACGGTTAGCATCCTGCAGCTGCAAGATGAATCAAACAATGTTTTATCTAATTTCACCAAAGACGGATATCTTATCTTAGGCCGCGCTAATGCTTTGAGCGGTCAGTTGCAGTTAGCCAATTCTGGCAGCGCCAACATAGTTACGATACAGGCCCCAACTGGATCCAATGCTTGGACGATGACATTGCCGTCCACAGCTGGAACTGCCGATTACGTTTTAACCACGAACGGCTCTGGCGTCACGACATGGTCGCAGGTTTCTGGCGGCGGAATTGTCGGCATTGTCGGCGTCCCAAATGGCGGCACCGGATTAACGGCTTTGACGCAGCATGGCGTTTTGATCGGCAATGCTGCAAATAATATAAATGTCACCGCGGCTGGTTCCGCTGGACAGGTTCTGACTTCTGGCGGCGCTTCTGCGGATCCTACTTGGACAACGGCTACCTTCCCGTCTACAGCGACTTCCACTGGAACTATCCTGCGCGCTGACGGCACAAACTGGTCTGCAACGACATCGACGTATCCTACAACATCGTCAGCTGGCACCATTTTGGCTTCTGGTTCTGCCAATGCAATCACCGCAACTGCTACCCCGACGCTGGGCGTCGCCGGCACGACCGCGGGCACGCTGGGGCTCTCTGGCGCCACAAGCGGCGTTGTGACCCTGCAGACGGCTTCTGTCGCAGGGACGTGGTCTCTGACGCTCCCGGCGAGCGGCGGCGCGTCTGGTTATGTCCTGCAGACGGACGGAACGGGCATTTCGTCGTGGTTCAATCTGTTTGGCACGGCCAATACTTGGACGGCTAATCAGTCATTTTCGGCTCAGGTTCTGCTCAAGGACGGCACGGCGGCGTCGCCCAGCTTGGCGTTCAGCAATTACACCGGCACGGGCGTTTATAGCTATGGCGCCAACGCCATCGGCTTTGCCATTAATGGCGTCTATGCCGCTCAGTTCGACGCCAGCAGCCATCTCCTTATCGGCACGGCGGATGACGGCGTCTCTGGCGCCAACAGCATCACCGTGGCGGCCGCCGGCGACTGCGGCATGACGATCCGGTCTGGATCGGCGAATTACGGAAACTTGTATTTCTCCGATTCGACGACCGGCACGGGCGAGTATGATGGCTATGTAAGATATAATCAGAATACGCAGACGATGACGCTGGGAACGGCGGCTGTCTCGCGTCTGACAATATCTTCGACCGGCAATATCTACCCGTCTGGCGCGTCTTCCACGACGATGACGGATGGCTTCTTCTACATTCCGTCTGTGGCAGGCGTCCCGACAGGCGTCCCGACATCGGTGAGCGGCTATTCGCCGATGTATTACGACGCTACCAATAATTACCTCTATGTGTATAATGGCGCGTGGAAGCGCGTCTCCTTCGCAGACAACTTCTTGACGCAGGAATAACCGATGACCAATAAATCCATTTCGCAACTTACGGCTGGCGCAGCGGTCTCCTCGACCGATCTGTTCCCTGACGTTCAGACGGCTGGAGTTGGCCCGGTTAAAGTCACTGCGGCGCAGATTGGCAATTATGTCCTGAGCGGGTCTGGTCTTACCGGCACACTCCCGGTTGCGAACGGCGGCACCGGCCTCACCTCGCTTACCGCTGGCCGGATACCGTATGGCGCTGGTGTTAGCGGGACGGACCCGTTTGGGAATAGCGCGAACCTGTTCTGGGATGCGACGAATAGTCGGCTTGGTGTTGGCACTGCGTCTCCCGGAACAAGACTTGATGTAAGTGGAATCGTCCGTTCACGCGATGCTGGATTTGTATTGTCAACAGGGACAACGCAGAACGGTATACTTGGAACCTTCAATAATATTTCTGGGTCGGGCGTAGATTATACACCGTGTTTGTTTTCAGAAACAGGGCTGGGCATTTCATTTCTTGTTAACGGCAGCGTTACAAAAGCGATGACGCTGGATGCTTCGGGCCAGCTATCTATAGGAACAACAGCCGCCAATGCACCAATTACGTTGCAGGCTAATTCAGGCGGCAACTCTATGCGTCTCATCGGCAGATCGTCTGATGGGTATAGCGGGCTTAATTTCTACAATAATGCCAACAATACGCAGAACGGGTTTATTGCGTTTGCCGATGCCGAGTCAGTAATTAGAGCAAGAGCGTATCTTTCATTTGAAATTAACGGTGGAACTCCGGCAGCCCGCATCGACAGCAGCGG